TTATTTAAATAGAAGTTTACTTAAATTATCAGAAGCTTCTTTGTCCATTTCCTCTAAAACATGAGAGTACCTATTCATAGTTATTTTTATATCTGTATGACCTAATCTTTCTGAAACAACTTTCATATTAGTACCTCCTAGCAAAAGCAAACTTGCGTTTGTATGTCTTAAATCATGTACTCTAATATTTCTTAAATTATTTCTTTTAATAAAGTTATGAAAAGTTTTACTTAATGCAGCTGGTATCCAAGGCTTTAAATTTGTATTTAAACATACTAAATTATTTTCATTTTCAAGTGTACCTTGTAATTTCATTTTGTTTTGTTTTAATTTTTCTATTTTTAGTTTTTCAATTAATTCTTTTGGAACTGATAACGTTCTTTTTGATTTTGCAGTTTTTGGTTCTTTAAAAGTTATTTTACTATTTGCATATATGAGAATTTGATTAATATTTATTATACTATTATCTAGATCAACATCAGACCATTTTAGACCAGCTACTTCTCCGATTCTTAAACCTAAAAGCAACATTAATAAAATAGGAATTTCTATTATGCTATTATTTAACTTTTCTATTAACAATAATGTTTCTTCCCTATTATATATTTCAATTTCATATGTAACATTTTGAGCTGGCAATTTTACAAAATCGCAAGGATTTTCAGATATTTCTTTTAGCCTATAAGCCTCTTTTAAAACAGAAGATAGAAAATTATATCTGACTTTTGCACTTGAGGAAGTAGAATTATTGAAACTTTTATTTATAAAGAATTGAAGTAAACTAGGATTTATATCTATAAGTTTTATATCTTTAAAAAAAGGTTCTATATAATTATTAACCCAAGATTTTCTATTTACAGTTGTGTAAGGAGACCAATTTTTTTCATTTGCAATTATGTACTTATAACATCTCTCTACAAGTGTTATTTTGTTTGGAGTTATAAACTTATTATTATTTATAGTAGATTTTATTTCAATTAAATGTTTTTCAGCATCCTTTTTCTTTTCATAGCTTCCATAACTTTTTTGTTTCTTTTTACCAGTTTCTTCTTCCACATATTCCACATACACATGAAATTTTTCCCCTCTTTTTCTTATAAAAGCTGATTTGATATTCATATATGTACACTCCCTTTATAAGTTTTTATATAAAAGAGCAGTTAAACTGCTCTAATTATATCTAATTATATCTAATGAATATTAAGGTGGTTTTTTAAAGCTTCTTGAAGTATTTGAGAGAAATTAACCTTATGTTTCTCAGCTTCCCTATTAAGCCATTGAGGGATAGTAAGAGTCTTTTTAACAGAGTAATTTTCTATAGCTTTACGGTGAACAGGCATATATATCTCTATTAAAGTTGGTATTTGATTTTTCTCTAAATTTAAGTTATCTATAGTAGTTGCATCCGGAATTATGTCATCATCTTCTTCCATCCCATACAGATGTAATCCCAAGGCTTCTTTTGACATTTTCAAGGCTTCTTCTGTTGTATCTCCACATGTGTAACAACCGGGTAAATCAGGAAATTCTACAGAAATACCATCTTCATCATAGCTTAATATAGCTGGATATACATATATATCTTTTTTCATTTTATCAACTCCTTAAGGTTTTTGTAAGGAGAGAGGGATTAACTAATATTAATCCCTGCTTGTTTAAAAATACTTTTTACAGTTCTAAAAGGTAAATCTTTATTCGGGTGAGGAACAGTAACTTTACCTTTTTTAGTAGGATGTTTGAATTGGTGGTGGTCACCAACACAATTTACTTCATACCATCCATCTGCATTAAGTATTTTCAAAATTTCTCTTGAAGAATAAGATTTCATACTCCCTCCTTACAATTATATTATAACACGTATTTATATACGTGTAAATAAAAAAGCAAATTAAGATACAAATTTAAATGTGAAATTAATAAAAATAATATTATATAATAATATTTTTAATCGACATATAAATTTTTATATAAATTTAAAGTTACAATATATTATAAAAATAATTATACAAACAAGAAAATACAAAAAATTATAATTAAAAAGACGATTAATAATACACAGGAATGGAAAAAATAACCAAGACTCTACAAAATTCGATTTTTTTGTTACAATTCCCCTTTTTTTATTGCATATATTTAACAAAAGTATTATTATAAAGGTAAGATAATTATCCAAGAAAATTTTGAATAATCTAAAAATATTTTTAGAAATGAAAATACATAGTTATATTTTATTAAAATTCATCAGGGAATTTTAACTAAAAATAAGAACGTAAGTTCTGCTAACAGGGGGATAGTATATGGAATATACAAAAAGACTAATATTAGAACTAGATAATTTATTTAAAAATTTTAAAGAAGTTGAAGAAAAAGAATTTGAGAAGTACAAAAATATGTTGAAAGAAGAAAAAGAAAAAAGAGAGGTGTAGTTCCTCTCTTTTAAATATCTTATATTTATAAATTAGTATCTTCATTTAAAAACATTTTTGATTAATTCAGTTTTAATTGTCATTATGTTCAATGTTTTTTTCTGTTACAAATACTTTTGCTATTTTTAACATTTTATCTCTAGTTTCTTCATCTAAGCTAAGAATTACTTTTATTAACTCTTTTATGTCATCTGGGCTATTTAAACTGTCTATAAATTCATAACTTTCATCAATATTCAGTTTTTCTGTATCTGATAAACCGAGAATATAATCAGTAGATACATCAAAAATTTTAGCAAATACTATTAACTCATCATCTCTTATTGCTCTTTCACCAGACTCTATTCTATTCATAACACTTGTATTTATATTTGCTTTTTCAGATAATTCTTTTTGTGACATATTCATATTTTCCCTAAGATATTTAATTCTTTGACTTACACTCATATATAATCACCTCGAAAATTTTCTATTATGGAAATATAATAGCATATTTTTCTATAATAGAAATAAAAAATTTCTAAAATAAATATAAAAAAGTCTTGAATTTCTATTTTAGAAATGTTATTATTGAAATATAGAAATTGCTAAAATAGAAATTGAGGTGAATATATGAAAAAGATAGACCATGATTTTATAAAAAAAAGAAGAAATACATTAAATTTATCTTTACAAAATGTTGCAAAAGAGTTAGGTTTTAAAAACGCATCAACTTATTTTAAATACGAGACAGGGCAATATTCAATTAGAGCTGATATGTTACCTAAATTATCTAAGATACTTGATTGTGATATAGAAAATTTTTTTACGAATTAAATTTCTAAAATAGAAATTTTGTGAGGAGGGTTAAAAAATGAATAACTTACAAGTAATAGAAAGAAATAATGAAAGAGTTTTAACTACACAGCAACTAGCAGATGTATATGAAACAGATGCAAGAAATATAAGCAACAATTTTAACAATAACAAAGATAGATTTATTGAAGGTAAACATTATTTTTTATTGCAAGGTGATGATTTAAAAAATTTTAAAGGTATTCATACAGAATATGAAAACCTAAAATTTACTTCAAAAATGTATCTTTGGACTGAAAGAGGAGCAAATAGACACTGCAAAATATTAGATACAGATAAGGCTTGGGAGCAGTTTGATAACTTAGAAGAAACATATTTCAAAGTTAAGCAACATAAGCCAACTTGTATAGAAGATGTATTAATAGAAAGTTTAAAAGAAATGAAAGATTTAAGACTTCAAGTTAATCAAGCAAATAGCATTGCTTTAGAAGCAAAGACAGAGGTTGAAACAATAAAAGATGTAGTTTCATTAGACTCAAATAGTTGGAGAACAAATACACATCAACTAATTGCAAGAATAGCAAAAAAACAAGGTGGTTTTGAACATATAAATATGCTTAGAACAGAAAGTTATGAATTATTAAATAAGAGATTTGGAGTTGACCTACATAGAAGATTAATCAATAAAAGAAGAAAAATGGCAGAAGAAGGTGTATCTGAATCTAAAAGAGAGAAAGTTAACAATTTAGATGTAATACAAGATGATAAGAAGCTAATAGAGGGGTATGTTGCTATTGTAAAAGATATGGCTTTAAAATATGGAATATCAAGTGATTTAAGCAAAAATTAGGTTAAATCATGACAGTACCTTGAAAACTAAATACAGAATATTCAATTAATATGAGAAGGAGGTTTGAAAATGAGTGTAGCATTACAGTTTATAGATACAGAAGATTTAGTAAAAGAATTAATGGGACGAGAGGATACAGTAGATTTCATAAAAATGTTTTTAGATAGAGAAGGAATTAAAAGAATGGAGTTAATGACTATAGAAGAATTTTGTGAGTACTTGAAAATATCTGATGTAACAGCTAGAAACATGGCAAGAGAAGCCATGATAACAAAAGATTTTATTGCTTTAAAAATAGGAAGAAAGTACATGATTGATAGAATATCATTTGAAGAATTTATTATGAAAAATGCAATGAAAGATAGAGATGTAATGAAAAAAAGAAAGGGGGTGATTTAATTGACTCTAAGATGGTTTTTAAGATTTTGTAAAAAACATAAGAAAGTGCCTACACCACGATTTTATGCAGAGTGTGTAGCTTATATGGAAGAATGTAAACAAAGAGGACTTGAACTTTAAGGGGGATTGAATATGGAAGTAACTAAAAGATTTTTAGAATATAAAATACAGGCTCTAAGCGAGAGGATAGAATTTAAAAAAAACAATTGGATATAAGTGTATAGCAGATGAAAAAGAACTAGGAGCATATGAGGATATTTTGCTTATGTTAAATTCAGAAATTGAATCAATAGGAGGAGTGGAAAATGAAGAGTAGACAAGAATTAATCAAAGATATAGAAAAATACAGAAAAGCACAATACTTAATATATTTAGATATAGTACAAAGAGCATGGGCAGATAGAAGCCTTACAGCAGATGAACAAGACAGAATTAAACAAGAAGCATATGCAGAGTACAAAAGGATAGAAAGAGATACAGAAGAAGCAGAAGAACTGCTAATGAGAGAAGAATTTGAAACAGATAGACCCTTAGCAGTTCAAATAATGTAGAAAAGAGCCACTGCAATGGCTCTAATCAAAAACAAAAAATAAATTTAATAATTATATATTATAGCATAAATGGAGGGAAATTATGAGTACTTTATATGAATTAGCTACAGATTTATTAGAAATAGAAGAAGGTTTAACAGAAATAACAGGAAATGAAACTGAAAAACTAGAGGAAATAAAAGAAATAATAAAACAAGAGATACAAAATAAAAACACTAGGATAGTTTCAGTAATATTAAACATTGACAGTGATATAAACTCTATAGATTCAGAGATTAAAAGATTGCAAGAGTTAAAAAGGGTCAAAAAGAATACTCTTGATAGATTAAAAAGCAATATAAAAGACTGTATGGAATTACTTGGTACTAAAAAAGTAGAAACAGTTTTAGGAAATATAAGTATAAGAAAGTCAGCAGGTAGCTTAGTCATAGAAGATGAAGAAAAGATACCTGCTATATATAAAACAGTAGAGCAAGTTGTAAAAGTAGATAAGAACACTATTAAAGATTTTATTAAAAAAGGTCATGAGGTTGAAGGTTGCAGGATTGAATATGGAACTACACTAACAATTCCAAAAGCTAAAAAAGAGTAGGTGAGGACCATGGAAATTAATAATATTTACATTAAATTGATGGATGTAAGAGTTAAATTTAGTAAGTTGAATCTAAAGAAAAGTGGAGAAAATAAGTTCGCTAACTTCAAGTATTTTGAGTTAGCAGACTTTCTACCACAAGCAACTGGATTACTTGAAGAAGCTAAGCTATGCCCTATAGTGACCTTTACAAATGAATATGCAACTCTAACATTAATTAATGGGGAAAACCCATCAGAGCAGATTATATTCACTTCTCCAATGCGAGACTTACAACTTAAAGGCTCTAATGAATTACAAGCACTAGGAGGTATAGAAACCTATCAAACTAGATATTTGTACATTCAGTTACTCAACATAACTGAAAGTGACACTTTTGACGCAACTAGTGGCAAAAATGAAGCTAAAAGTAATTCTAACAATAGAATTTTAACAGATAAACAATTAAGTAGGTTATATGCAATAGCAAGTAATGCAAATGTTGATAAAGAAAGTTTGAAAGAAAAAGTATTTAAAAGATTTGGAAAAGAGATAAAAGATTTAACAAAACAAGAGTATGACACTATTTGTAATGCTTATGAAAATAAGCAATAAGGGCAGGTGATATTGTGGGGATTATAAGAGTAAGCAAAGACAAAGATAATCCATATGTAGTTTTAAATAAAACTTGTTTGGAAGATGTGAAATTAAGCTGGCAAGCAAAAGGTTTACATTCATATCTGATTAGTAAGCCCGACCACTGGAAAATCTATGTTAATGATTTATATAAAAGAAGTAAAAATGGGAGGGATGCTACAGCAAATATTTTAAGGGAGCTCATAGAAAATGGATATATAACAAGAACACCTTGTCGAGATTCTAATACTAATAAGATGCTTGGAGGATATGATTATCAAGTATATGAGATACCACTTGAAAATCCTCAGAAGCTAAAATCCCGAAAAACTGATTTCCCGGAAACCGGATTTCCCGGAAACCGGGTTTCTCGGAAACCGGAAAACACGGAAGTAGTAAGTAATGACTTTAAAGTAAATAATGATATTACTACTATTGTTATTAATGAACAATCCAATAAAGACAAAACCACCTACATAAAAAAATACTTTGAAAAATATATAGGTGTGATTACTCCTAATAACTTTATAGAGTTAATGAGTTACTTAGATGATGGAATGGAAGCTGATGTAATTATAAGAGCTATTGATGAAGCAATAGCAAATGGAGTTAAGAATTATAAGTATGTAAAGACAATATTAAATAATTGGATAGAAGCAGGTGTAAAAACTAATTTAGAACTTACAGAGTATCAAAATGAGTTTGAGAGGAAGAAAAAGAGTAAACAGGAGAAGAAACAGTCTAATAATAAAGCTGTGAATACTCATAATGTGAATAAAAATAAGTTTGCTAACTTTAATCAGACTTTCACTCAATATGAAGAAAAAGAGCTAGATGAGATTATTAAAAAGAGTCAGAAGGAAAAATTTAAATAAAATTAAACTTCTAGGAAGTAAATATCAATATATTGCTTCCTGGAAAGGGGAGGTATAAATGGCGAGAATATATGCACAAAGAAGTGGTTCTTTAAATGAACAAGATAGATTGGAATTATTAAGATTACTTGGGAAAGCTGGATATACAGTAAAGATTGCTAGAGAGAAGCAAAATAGCAAGACAACTTATACTTACTTTGTTGAGTATACAGAAGAGCAGGAAGAAAAATAGAAGGGGGCTAGTTAAATGAATACAATAACTTTAGTTGGAAGATTAGTTGCAGATGCAGAATTGAAGTACCTTCCAAATTCGGGTACTCCAAAAATAACCTTTTCAATGGCAGTAGATAGAAGGTTTAAAGATAAAAATGGAAATAAAATAACTGATTTTATTCAATGTGAGCAATTAGGAAAACATGTAGAGAATCTAGTGCAATATCTTGTTAAAGCTAAGCCTATATATGCTGTTGGAGAGTTAAATATATATAATTACAAAGATGAAAATGGTTGCTGGAAATCTATTACTAAGGTTAATGTAAATGCTTTAGAACTACTTTCTAGTAAAAATGATAATAATGCTAAACAAGAATATGTACCACCAGGACTGGACCCACAAGGTTTTCAAGCAATAGATGATGACGATATACCTTTTTAATTAAGTTAAGTAGTCTAGGGAGTAATTATACAATATTACTTCCTAGAAGTTAAAAAATATTGGAGGTCTAAGAGTGAAATATGAGTGTGAGAAAGTGTTCTTAGAATGCGATAAGGGAAGTTTTGAGATAAATGATACAAGAACTGAAGAAGTAACATTTGAGGGTACAGAAATAGACAATCCATTTAAACGAGTAAAATATGAAGGTAAAGCTACTTTTGAAATAGTATCTGGATGGGAGTATCTACAAAGAGAAATGTTGTGGTTTAAGATATTGCATTTATCAGCAGTTGTAGCAAAAATAATGCAATATAAAATGTTAGGTATTTTAATAAGGGAGATGTAATAAAATGGCTAAAATTTGGATGGATGCAAATGAAGTTCTAAGTAAAACTATGGATTTAGAAGATATGTTTGAACTTAATTTAAGAGCAATAAGAAAGAGAAATGAAAAAATAAAAAATGAAATTGAGAAACAAATAAAATATGAAGATTCAGAAATAAAAACTACAAATCGTGGTGGACCAGGAAAAATTATAAAAATTTTCAATATAAATACTGGAGAGGTAAAGATTCTTAAGAGTGCTGAAGAAGCAAGTAGATATATAAAGGTTAGTCGTAGCTATGCAAGTTATTTAGCTAGAGAAAATAAATCAACTGAGGATGGTTGGAAAGCAGAGTATATTCAAGAGGTGTCAGATGGTATTAGCAAATGTGGAACAAGTAATTAAGTTAGCTGAAAAGATATTAAATAAGAAAAAGTGTTCTGTCAATAAAGCTATTGATATAGCTATAAAAATATTGAGTAAATATGAGTATGAGGGGATGTTAGAAAAATGAAATTAAAAGATATTATAAAACTTGGAGAAAAGTATTGTTATTGCCCCAACTGTGGTAATGACAAGATAGGAAACAATGAAGGTAAATTAATAGTTGAAGAACACACATACTATAGGGAATGTTCATGTGGATTCAATGTATTAATTGATGATAGAAAGGATGAGATATAATGCATATTTCAACGATTATTTTGCTGTTAATAGGAAGTTTTATAGCTGGTAGAGTTTATGAGTATAGATTGAATCTGAAAGAGTGTGAAAATTGTGATAACAAAAGAGGTGTATAAGAATGGATGATAGATTGGAGATTTGCAAAAAAATGTTTCCTATCATTACTAAAAATACTAGATTACTTTGTCATTATTGTGATGGTAGAAATATTTGCAGTTATGATGAAGAAAAAGCTCAAGAATTATTGAGAAATGAAGAAGGTACTAAAAATAACTAACTTTGAAATGATAAAATATCTAATTAAAACAGTTTAGAGGAGGAATAGATTATGGAATATAAAGAATATGAAGATTTAAAAAATAGAGTAGAAAGTTATGAGGATTTACAAGGTAGTGCAGAGTTTGCAGGGAGAGTTATAGAAAATCTTGAAGATGTAGATTGTCCTATAAGAATAGGATTTAAATTTCCTAGCAAAGAGGATTACAAAAATATAGAACTTGATATAGCTGCTAAAGATTCAAATTCAATTTTTATAAGAACAGAGTTAGCAAAAGCATTTAAAGAGATTTTATCTAAATATGAAATGGATATGGAAAATATGTAATTAAAACAGTTTAGAGAGTTGCAAAATATCTTTTAGTATAAATTATTGTTGAAGTGTTTTGTGACTCTCAAAAATGAAAATAAGGAGGCGTTGTATTGCTTACATTTTTAGATTTATTCGCAGGGATAGGTGGCTTTAGGCTAGGGATGGAAAAAGCAGGACATAAATGTTTGGGACATTGCGAATATGATAAATTCGCAAATTTAAGTTATAATGCCATGCACAAACCGAAGGAGGATGAATGGTTTGAAAGAGATATTAGAGAAATTAGAACAGAAAATATCCCAAGAGCAGATGTCTGGTGTTTTGGATTCCCATGTCAAGACATTTCTGTTGCAGGGAAACAATTTGGATTCAGAGGAGAACGTTCAAGTTTATTTTTTACAGTTACAAAACTTATTAGAGAACTCAAAGAAGAAGATAGACCCAAGTATTTACTTATTGAAAACGTTAAAAATCTACTTAGTGTTAATGGAGGATTTGATTTCCTCAAAGTTCTCGTTGAACTGGATGAAATCGGCTATGATGCAGAGTGGCAAGTTCTTAATTCTAAAAACTTCGGAGTACCCCAAAATAGAGAACGAATATTCATTGTTGGACATTTTAGAGGACGAAGTACACGAAAAGTATTTCCTATCGAAAGAAAAAGTAGAAAAAATCTTGAGCAACTAAATAATCCAACTCATAGTACAAATAGAATTTATGATGCAGTTGGAATTGCTAGATGTATTAGAAGTCAGGCAGGAGGTGGAGGTGCTAAAACAGGTCTATACTTTATAGACTTAAATAAAAACTCTAAAGTAACAATAAATGCTAGATGCCTTAAAGCAAAATATAATGCAGGTGTGACAAATAGAAATTGTGATAATAGTGGAGTTTTAGTTAATGCAGTTTTAACGCCCGATAGGGTAAATAAAAGACAAAATGGTCGTAGAATTAAAGAAAGCGGAGAACCAATGTTCACATTGACAGCTCAAGATAAACATGGAATTTTGAAAAATGGAGATATAAGAAGGTTAACACCAAAGGAATGCTTTAGGTTGCAAGGATTTCCGGATAAATATTACGAAAGAGCAGCAAGTGTATGCTCAGATAGTCAATTGTACAAGCAAGCAGGAAATGCTGTTACTGCAAATGTTGTATATGAAATAGCAAAAAGAATGGGCTAAAAGTTGCAAAAAGTTGCAAAATGTCTTTTAATATGAATATTTTTGAAGTGTTTTGTAACTCTCAAAAATGAAAATAAGGGGTGGGATAAATGTATGAATATATATTAAGATGGCAAATAGGATTATCGTTAGAAAATAGAAAAATACATTATACATATGGAAGTAAAGAAGCTTTAAGAAAGAAAGCAAAGGCATTGGCTAAAGATGAAAATATAGTACTAATAACTATAGATAAGGTAGATGAAGTTATAAAAAATACTATAAGCGAGAAGATTATAGAACGCTTTAAAAATTTATAAGGGGTGAAATTATGATAATACACAAATTTATAATACATGTTTTAGATAAGAATAGCGATACACCAATACTAAATGACTTTGAGGGTAGAGTCAGTCAAGATATTGAAGCTTTCTTTCAAAAGAAGATAAGCAAAGTATCAAGAGATAATGACATCAGAACAGCAGTATTTAATGACTATAGTAACAATCTAATTAAGAAGTGCTGTGAACAAATTATTTATGATGAAAGTTCATTTTTAAATAACTCTAAAGAGATTGCAGCTTATTTATTTGATGTTATGAAGCTTAATGCTACATTAGAATCTTGCGACTTAGCAATTTGTTTATACTCTCAAAAAGATGAAAAGAAAGTTGCTATATTAAAGCTTGATTATAACAAGTCATATACTCATTCAATCGAGTTTAAAGATGATAAATTTAACATACAAATGTCTAAAAATGAAATTAACATACAAGAGACTAAGACAGTCAAAATTGCTGCTTTGGTTGGATTGAGTGGAATGAATGACGAATACCATTTAAGAGTATTAGACAAGGATGCAGAAAAGGAAGAAGCTAATTCTAAGTTTGTTACAGAGTTTCTAAATGCTACTAAAGTGAAAGATGACAAGTACAAGACTAAGATGTTTAAAGCTTTTGTGGACTCTTATATAGCACATTTATATAGTGATATGAAGCAGGGCGAAGATGTAAGAGGAATGTTACTTTATATGTTAAGAGAAAAACAAAAACTTGATATAAATGAGTTTGCTGATAAGGCGATAAAGGATGATTTAAAAGATAGTTTTAAGGACCATATAGAAGAAAAAGGGATTGAAAGTTTTAATATTGATAAAAAATGGGTTGAAAAGAATTTAAAAAATAGACATATAAAAACGGATACAGGTTTTGAGATAAAAGGTAAAATGGAGGATTTTGAGGATTTTATGAAATATGGTATTAGACATAATGGAAATGGAACTGTAGATATAGTTATTAAAAATGTTAATTTATATAATGAGAAGTAGGTGCTCATATGAAATATGTAGCTAGTTTTAGTGGAGGAAAAGATTCAGCAGCAATGCTCCTTTTAATATTAGAAAAAAGGCTTCTGTTAGACGAGATTGTTTTTATAGATACAGGACTAGAATTTAAAGAAATTTATGATATAATAGATGATTTTGAGAAAAGAATAAACTTTAAAATAACAAGAATTAAAGCAGAAAAAACCTTTGAAGAATACTTTTATACTGTTAATAAACAAGGTAAGCGTAAAGGGCAAATATGGGGTTTTCCATACACCTTGGGAGCATGGTGTAATAGCAGATTAAAACTTGCTCCTGCTAATAAATATTTCAATTCGATTGGAGAACACAAGCGATATATCGGAATCGCTTTTGATGAACCTAGCAGATACAGAAGGCTAGAAAAAAACTGCATAGCACCGCTTTACGAAGCAAAAATGACTGAAAAAGATTGCTTGAAGTATTTAGAAAAAAAAGGATTTTACTATGATATACATCACAGATTCAAGAGAACTGGTTGCTATTTGTGTCCTAAGCAAAGTTTAGATAGCCTCAGAACTTTAAGGAAATACTATCCTGATTTGTGGGCGGGTATGCTTAAATTGGATAAAAATAGTCCAACGACTTTTAGAGCAGACGGAACTACAGTACATGACTTAGAAAAGCGATTTAGAAATGAAGATATAGAAAATGAAAGACAGATAAGTTTCTTTCAAACAGAGAAGGTGAGCATATGACTAATAAAGAAATGTGCAAGTCAAATAATCTTGATGAAAGAGAAGTGTGTAAGAGTTTTGGGAAAGAGATTTGTGCTAGTTGTATAAATGATAAAGGAGATTGTGAAAGTAAAGATTGTGATATAGCATATGAGAACTGGCTGGAGAAGGAGATTGTAAATTATGTTTAGCATCTATAAAGTGAAACTAAAGACTAAAAGAACATTGGAACAGGTAAGAAATCAAAGTGCAGACTTTGAGTATTCAGAAGAAGGATTAAAAAATACACTTAGATATTACAACTTGATTGATGGTTTAGAAGTAATTGTAGTTAAGTTTAAAGATGAATATTCCCTAGCTGGTTGTGATGAAAAAGATGTAGAAAAAATAAGAGATGCATATTATATTTTAGAACAAGATGAATATTTTGGGTGTTATATAAATGAATATGAACGATTTAAAAAAGATTGGGAAAATGGTGAATGTGGTGGGGAAATTGGTATGATGTTTTCAGATGATGAAGTTGAGATAATTGAGAAATTAAGGGAGGGTTAAATATGAATTTTAAATTAATTAGTGATATACCAGATTGGACAATAGAGGAACAGTTAGCGAAGATTGATGAAGAAGTTACAGAACTTAAAGAAGCAATCTTGGAAGGTGACAAAGAGCATATCATGGAGGAAATCTTAGATGTTTGCCAGTCTGCATTAACAGCAACTCAAGTATTAAAAATAGATGATAAATTATATGAAGGAATAAATAAACACAATAGAAAACTTGGATACAGAGGATTGTCACTTCACAATATAAAATTACCATACAGAATAGGAGGTAGAATATATATAATAACTGAAGAAAATATCTTTTATGAAGCTATTCTTCTAGGTGTAGAGATTGATAAACATGATTTGTCTTTAAAAAACTATATAGTCTTAGCACAAACATATGATAGAGAGTTTGTAGGGTGTTTTAAGGAAATTTACACTAGCGAAGAATTAGAAGCAGTTTATGAAGGCAGATAAATAAATAGTCAAGGTAAGTTTATGAATGAAACTAGAATGTTATAGACTTACTTTGACTTATAAAAAGGAGTGGTCAATATGGTTATTACAGAATTTAAAGTGACTTGGCAGACGACTAGAGAATGGGAAAAAGGGAACATATACAGCTCTATATTTACTGATTTAGAAGAAGCAAGAGCTTTTAAAAAAGATGAGGAAAATATGAAAGAAAATTATAATGTGAAGCTTTTAAGTAGAGCTATAGTCGAAATTGAAATAGATTAGGCAGGTGTTTTTAATGAATACTTTGATATATAAATATATAGTTAATGAACATAGAGATGAAGCAGATGAGTTAGATAGAGACTATGGAGAATTTAAAATATTTAATGGAGGTAAATGTTTTAGTGGATGTGGTAGGAATTTCTATACATTAGCTAAGTTTAAAAAAATGATAGTTACTTGTCCCCATTGTGGAAAAAAATATCAAATAAAACTTTTTAAAAATGGAAAAGTGAATATGAGAGTAGTTGAGTAAAACAAGGGAAGTGATTATATGAAAAGAAGAAGATGTAATTGGTGTGGCAAGTTGTTTTATCTTGAGGAAAAATCTAAGGAGGCTTATTGTTGTAAGGAATGTAGGAAGAAAGCTAAGAAGGTGAAAAAATGAATAAGGTTTTGAATTGGCCAGGTGCTAAATGGAGCATGTCAAAAAACATAGTAGGTATACTTCCAAAACATAATATATATTTAGAACCATATTTTGGGAGTGGAGCAGTATTTTTTAATAAGAAAGCATGTAACACAGAGATATTGAATGATGCAGATAAACAAATTGTAAATTTATTTAAATGTATAAGAGATAATCCAAATGAATTAATGAATGCTATATATTTTACTCCATATGCTAGAGATGAATATATGAATTGTAATATCCTTGAAACTGATAATGATATAGAAAAAGCTAGAAAATTTATAATAAGAACGAATATGGCAAGAGGAGGAATACAAAATTATAAAACAGGTTGGAAACACACAGGTCCTAAAGAAAGTAAAAAATGCTTTCAAAAAGTTGTGGGAAAATGGAATAAGTTACCTAAAATTATTTTAGATACAGCTATAAGGTTAAAAGATGCAGAAATAGAAAATAGAGATGCAGTAGAGTTAATAAAAAAATACAACAAAACTGATTGTTTAGTATATGCAGACCCTCCTTATTTGCTAAAAACAAGAAGTCAGAAAATGTACAATATCGAGATGGAAACAGAAGAAGAACATGAAGAGTTACTAAAAGCACTTTTAAATCACGCTGGTCCTGTTGCAATAAGTGGATATGAATCTGATTTATATAATTGTATGCTTAAGAATTGGAACAAATCAGAATTTAAATCACATGCAGAACAAGGCAAATTAAGAAAAGAAATGTTGTGGACCAACTTTGAAACTACTAAACAACTTAGTTTGTTTAAATAAATAGGAGAGAGTAATGAGAGTTAATTTTACAATAGATGGAGAACCAGTTGGCAAAGAAAGACCTAGATTTAATTTGGCTACTAAAAGGACCTATACACCTAATAAGACTAAGAGTTATGAGGAGTTAATAAAATGGCTGTATCAATCTAAAGTTAAGTATCGTTTTACTGGTTATATAAAAATGACTATAAGATGCTATTATTCTATAGCTAAAAGTAACAGTAAAAAGGTTAAGGAGCAGAAAAGAAATAATGTGTTAAGACCTAGCAAGAAACCCGATATAGACAATGTCATTAAAGTTGTGGCTGATTCACTTAATGGAATAGCCTATAAGGATGATACACAGATTGTTGAGGTTGTAGCTAGTAAATATTATAGTGACAAACCAAGAGTTGAAGTTATGATAGAGGATATTATCTAAGGAGGACTATAAATATGAATGAGATTATGACAAATGAAAATTTAAGAGTTGTAGCAGATGATTTAGTTACAGTTTATGAAACTGATACAGGAGAGAAAATAGTTTTTGCAAGAGAACTACATAATAACTTAGAAGTTAAGAGACAGTTTATAGACTGGATTGAAGATAGAATTAAACAATATGGATTTAAGGAAAATGAGGATTATTCAGTTTTTCACAAAAATATGAAAAACTCAACTGGTGGGAGACCTTCAAAAGAATATGTATTGAAGCTTGATGTAGCAAAAGAACTTGCTATGGTACAAAACAATAATAAAGGAAGAGAAATAAGAAGATATTTTATAAGATTAGAAAAGTTGCTCAATAGAACCTTATCAAATTCACAGCTTAGTCAAATTAATACTATTGTGAATGAATCATTACTTAAGATGGAAGTTAAACATAATATCCAAATGGAGCAACTTAAAAAAGAGTGTTCAGAATATTATAGACCAACCTCTAAAACTAAATATGATATATCTTCTTATATAAAAGAAAGACTAGGTATATCAAAAGTTAATGAAGAATTTGAATTAGTTAAGAAAAGAACTCTATTGGTATTAGGTGCTGACAAATGGGAGGATATCCCGAAAGATGTATTACTTAATTCATTAAACTTAATAGATGAATCAATTAGAATTATAAAATCTGAAAGAAAGACAAATCAGATTAGTTTCTTTGAAAAAGATAATTTCTGTTAATAAAAAGAAAAAAGGAGTGCTTTCACACTCCACTTGTCAAAAATATAAAGCTTTTATCCAAGATTATTATAACATAAACAGGAGTGTGGAAGTATGGATAATAATATTAATAAAAAAGAACTATTTAAAAAAGTAGAAGGTAGACTACATCATTATAAATTTTTAAGTGCAGAAATTAAAAATCTTGAATTAGATATAGAAAGTAGAGAAAATGAGATATTTGGGTGTAAGGCTGTTGGATATGATGAAAAAGTAAGTCCAACATATGCTTTTAATTCAAGTGTGGAGAATGAGATTATAAAAAAAGAAAGAGATATTACTAGATTGAAAAAACTGAAAAAAGATAAGGAAATTGAAAAGAAGAAAATAGAAAATGCACTTACATGTTTAGATATAAGAGAAGAACATTTTTTTAAACTGTTTTATAATAGCAGAATGAAAAATAGCATGGTTTATATATCCTTAGAGATGAACTCAGATAGAAAAACATGTAGATGTGTGAGGGAAAGATTAGTGTATAAAATTATGGATATGCTTTATCCAAGAATTAAGGAAAATGAACTACCATTATTTAAAAATTAGAAAATTCCCCAGTTTTTCCCCAGAAATTCCCACTTTATTCCCTACTTTCTCCCCTTTTTGATTAAAAAAGCATGAGATAATAGTATTGTGGAAATAAAGATTTCCCTCTCAAAACTAAATAATTGCTAGGTTAGTTTAAAGGGCTAATCTAGCAATATGAACAGACTAGGCAGGGCGTGAGGACGCTGTTAGTTCAATTCTAACTATGTTCAAAACCTATTAATACACTATATGTAGCAGTTGAATTAAGACTAAAATCTCATACAGTTTTGTATCTTAATTCAGAGTCTAAAATCGAGTGGGGCTTGGTAACCTCACTCACCATGCAGGTGCAGGTGCTTAATCTAAGTTCGATTCTTAGAACTTGCGACATAATAATATGTATCTCCCTACTAAAAATGCTAAGTTTACTCCAAACTTAGCATTTTACTTTTTAAAAAGAAAAAAGAAATTTTTATTGTCATAATACTATTTGTTTAGGTATATTATAATGTGCATACTTAAAATTAAATACTTAGCAAGCATTTGAATTAATATACATAAGATATATGACATAATTTTTTATAGTGTAAGTTATTTAAATTAATTATAAATAACAGTAATTTTATTATATAAAATGTACATATTGTGAATAATAATAATAAAATCATGTACAAAATGCCAACTGATAATTCCTCGAAATGTATTGCATATTTAACGTAACGTCAGTATAATTAAATTATAATAGTGAAGTGGAAGGTGGTACTTATGGCTACAAAAAGTATTTTAAAAAATGTAGATGTAAGAAAAAAGGCATTTGGAAGAAATCTAGTATCAGCTCTAGAAAATGCTAAAAATAAACAAGAAAAAGAAGTTGTATTAAGTAAAAAATGTTCAGAAGTACCAAAAGATAAAATAAAGGATATATTCGGGAGATTTTAATGAGTGGCTATTTAATTGTAAACTTAAGTAATATGCTAGGAGAGCTGGAGGAAGAAGAAGTTAAAAAAATTCTCTCCAGTTTTTCTTGTCCCCTTAATAAAGATGTAGAAGAATTTTTAAAAAACAAAGCTATTGAATTTTCTAAACAAGGTTTGGCTAGTACACATTTAGTGCTAACTTCTTATAAAGGCAAGCCTGTTATAGTTGGATATTTCACTCTAGCTAATAAGTATTTTACAATAAAAAGAAAAACATTATCAAACTCTTTAGCTAGGAAAATAGTGAAGTTTGGACAATACAATGAAGAACTAAGAAGATATATTATTGGAGCACCTTTGATAGGGCAAATAGGAAAGAATTATTCAAATAATTATAATAAATTAATCAAGGGTGATGAACTTCTAAAAATTGCATGTGACAAGATAAAAGCAGTACAGTTAGATATGGGTGGGAAAATAGTGTACCTTGAATGTGAAGATAAACCTAAATTAATTGAATTTTATAAGGATAATGGATTTGTAGACTTTGGAAAAAGAAGCCTTGATAAAGACGAAACAGATTCGTTAGATGGGGACTATTTAGTTCAAATGTTGAAATATCTAAAAAAATAAAAGTACATAAAATCTAAAATGACTATCTTGATAGATGGTCTTTTTTTATACAATAAATTAAAAGGAGAATGAAATTATGGAGATTAAGAAAAACACACAAGATGTAGTATCAGAAAGAAAAAATTCCCTAGATTCTGAATTCAAGATACCTGCAAGTGGTGTGTGTTATATGGCTGAGTTTATAAAGGAATCTAGGGAAATCATAAAAGAATTAGATAAACATTTTGAAAGTTGTCTAGATGTTTTATCTAAGGCAAGACTCTAAATATTTTGAATATGCTGAATCAAGCATGGTTTGCCAATCTGGGAAATCAGTATTTTTAACTATAAATAAATCAAATTCATTATCAGGAATAGCTAAAAAGTCTTCTTCTGAATTGACTATGTAATTACCAAATGCAAGTAGTTCATCAAAAGAATCAAAATTAGTGTGTTGGTTCATAAATTTCTTGCTAAGAATTATTGTGCGAATCTTATCAAAGTCAGGTTTTAAATTTTGTTCCATTCTTTCAATTTTCTTTTGAAATTGCTTTAAATTTCTAATGTCAATATTTTTACTCATAAGAACACCTCCTTTCAATAGAATATTAGCATAAAATTGTGGTGAATTCTGCTATTGTCGAACGATTGTTGAAGGATATTGTATAATAACATAGAATTTACTATACTATAAGGAGGTGATTATGTGGGATTTGAGATAAGTGGTAATTTGAATTTTGACAGTGTTATTGATGATTTAAAAAAAGAAGTTGAAAATAACCCTACTATATTTACATCACAAAATGTTGGAAATAAGTTCAAAGAAAAATGTAAAATATGTGAAAAAATATCTGAATTTGAAATACTAGAAGATGGTAAAGTTAAATGTTTAGAATGTGGGACTGAATTTGAATTGAATCTTAAAGTAGAGTAAACAAAAAAAGAATCTCAATTATGAGGTTCTTTTTTTATTCCCAAAACAAACAAATAAAGAGGTGGTGATGTGCAAGATGTCAAAGAAAAGGTAAAACAAGATTACTTAAAAGGAATGAAACAAAAGGAAATAGCATCAAAGTATGACATTAGCTTAAACACTTTAAAGTCATGGATAAAAAGATACAACTGGTCAAAGGAAAAAAAGAAGGGTGCACCTATAAATAAAAGGGGTGCACCCTTTTCTAATAAAAATTCAGTTGGCCATGGTGCTCCAAAAGAGAATAAGAATGCTGAAAAGTTTGGTTTCTTCTCAAAATACTTACCTGAAGAAACCCAAGACTTAATTAATGAGATAAAGAATAAAGATAAATTTGATATTCTTTGGGAACAGATAACAATTCAATATGCAGCAATAATAAGAGCACAAAAGATAATGTATGTTAAAGGCAAGGAAGAAATGGTTAAAGAATTAAAGAAATATGAAAGCACAGAAAATGGTGAGAAGATAGAGTATGAATTTCAATTTGCATGGGATAGGCAAGCATCTTTTCTTAATGCACAGAGTAGGGCTATGAGTGAGTTAAGGAGTTTAATTAAACAGTATGATGAAATGATTCATAAGGATTGGAATTTAGCTACAGAGGAGCAGAAAAATAGAGTTGAGAAGTTGAAATGTGAAGTTAATAACCTAAGTAAAGATGATATTGGAGATGATGAGTTGAAAATAAGTGTAGATTATGGTGATAGAAATGATAGTTAGAGTAAATTTTAATCCAGATTTCAAGGAAGCTAATTTTACTAAAAAAAGATACAGAGCAATGAAAGGTTCAGCAGGAAGTGGAAAATCTGTTAATGTAGCACAAGACTATATACTAAAGTTAGGAGATAAGAAGTATCAAGGAGCTAATCTATTAGTAGTTAGAAAGTCAGAAGCTACACATAAGTATTCAACGTATGCAGAGCTTACAGGAGCTATAAATCGTATTTATGGTAAACAAGCTGATAAGTATTGGAAAACTACTTTAAATCCTTTAGAAATTAAGAGTAAAGTTACTGGTAACTCTATAATTTTCAGAGGAGTTAATGATGCAAAACAAAGAGAAAAATTAAAATCAATTAACTTCTCGAAAGGAAAATTAACATGGGTTTGGTGTGAAGAAGCTACAGAACTTATGGAAAGTGACATAGACATACTAGATGACCGTTTAAGAGGTATTTTAACTAATCCTAACTTGTATTATCAAATGACATTTACATTTAATCCAGTCTCAGCTACTCATTGGATAAAAAGAAAGTATTTTGACTATAAAAATGATGATATATTTACTCATCATAGTACTTATCTACAAAATAGATTCATAGATGAAGCTTACTACAGAAGAATGCAAATGAGAAAAGAGCAAGACCCAGAAGGGTACAAAGTCTATGGTCTTGGAGAATGGGGAGAAACTGGTGGAGCAATACTTAAAAATTATGTTATACATGAATTTCCTACAGAATTTGAGTATTTTGACAATATGAGGTTATCACAAGACTTTGGATTTAACCATGCAAATGTAGTACTTAGAATTGGCTTTAAGGATGGAGAATTATATATATGTAATGAAATATATGTACATGAAATGGATACTTCAGAAATCATAAAGATTGCAAATAGTAGAGGTTTAGAAAAGACTCTATTTATGTACTGTGATAGTGCTGAACCAGATAGAATTAAGATGTGGAAGAGTGCAGGATATAAAGCTAAAGGAGTTAAAAAAGGACCAGGAAGTGTTAAAGCTCAAATAGATTATTTGAAACAATTAAGAATACATGTACATCCTAGCTGCACTAATACCATAAAAGAAATACAACAATGGAAATGGAAACAAGACGAAAGAACTGGATTATATCTTGATGAACCAGTTGAGTTTATGGATGATGCAATGGCTGCTCTTAGATATTCTATAGATAATAAACTTAAAAATAATGGGGTTAGAATACTTACTCCAAATGGAAGAAGGTGAGAAATTGGAACTAGATGTAATAAAAAAGTTAATTGAACAAACTAATAGTAAACATAATAACTTTGTTAAAAAGGCTGATGAAGCTGAAAAATACTATAAAAATCAAAATGACATTATAAGAGATAGAAGCCCTAATAATGTTGGCAAAGTAAATACAGCCAATAATCCACTAAGAAATGCAGACAATAGAATACCATTTAATTGGTTTGGTTTTTTAGTTAACCAAAAAGTATCATATCTGTTTACTTATCCGCCTACTTTTGATGTTGGAGATGATGGTATAAATTCAAAGATAACTGATATTTTAGGTGATAGATACCCAAAAGAAGCCAAAACACTTGGGAAAAATGCTAGTATATGCTCTAAAGCATGGTTACATGTTTGGGAGGATGATAACAATGACTTCCAATATGCTAATATAGACCCTCGCCAAATAAGAGCAGTATATTCATCAGATTTAAACAGAAAGCTTCTTGCAGTACTTAGAGAATATAAAAAGACTGATGATGAAGGAAAAGAATATGTAATCTATGAGTATTGGACAGATGAATGTTGTTATACTTATCAAAATAAAGATGGAAATAGTAATATCAATGGATTGGAGATACTTAATAAATTTATAGAGAAAAATTTAGATAATAAACTTGAAACTCAAACTAATGTATATAAACACAATTTTGGAGAAGTTCCATTTATCGAATTTCTAAACAATGATTTAGAGGTAAGAGATTTAGATAATGTTAAACACCTCATTGATGTATACGACAAGGTTTATAGCGGTTTTGTGAATGATATTGAAGATATACAAGAAGTTATTTTCGTTCTTACGAACTATGGAGGTGCAGACTTAACAGAGTTTTTAAAAGGACTTAAAGAATATAAAACTATTGATTTACAAAGTAGTGGTGCAGATGATAAGAGTGGGCTTAGTACAATTACAATAAATATTCCAATAGAAGCTCGAGATTCGCTTCTTAAAACAACAGAAAAGCAAATATATGTCCAAGGACAAGGTGTTGACCCTAAACCAGAGAATTTCGCTAATACAAGTGGTGTAGCACTCAAATTTTTATACACTTTATTAGAATTAAAAGCAGGTTTGATGGAAACAGAGTTTAGACTAGGATTTGCTAAACTAGTAAGAATAATATGTAAGCATATAGGATATTCGCCTAAAAGAGTTTTACAAACTTGGACTAGGAATATGATTCAAAATGATTTAGAACTGGCTGATATATGCTCTAAGAGTGTAGGGATAGTATCAGAAAAGACTAATTTAAAAAATCATCCTCTTGTAGATAATGCAGAAGAAGAAGAAAAACAAATTAAAAAAGAAAAGGAATACAATCAACAAGAATACAATAGTATCATTCCTAATAATAGTGGTGTTATAAATGAAACATAAAGACTATTGGAGGAAAAGATTTGAACAATTAGAAGAAGCTCAAAATAACAAAAGTATAAAATGCTATCTTGAATTAGAAAAGCAATATAAATTAGCTATGACTAGTATAGAAAAAGATATATTAGCATGGTACAACAGATTTGCTGAAAGTGAAGGAATATCTTTATTAGAAGCTAAGAAACTACTAAATACAAGAGAACTAGAAGAGTTTAAGTGGAATGTAGAAGAATATATTAAATATGGTAAAGAAAATGCTATAAATCAAAAGTGGATAAAAGAATTAGAAAATGCTAGTGCTAGAGTTCATATTACAAGGCTTGAAGCTTTAAAGTTACAAATACAGCAACAAGTAGAAGTTTTATATGGAAATGAAATTGATGGTATTGATAAACTAATGAGAGATATTTATACAAGCGAGTACTATCATACAGCTTTTAATGTTCAACAAGGAGTAAACGTTGGTTGGAGTTTAATGAGTCTTGATACTAATAGAATAAATAAAATTATTTCTAAGCCATGGACTAGTGATGGATTAAATTTTAGTGAAAGGATTTGGAGCAAACATAGACCTGCTTTAATTAATGAGTTACACACTAAATTGACGCAATCAATTATTAGAGGTGAGAATCCAAAAAATCTAGTCAATGACTTTGCTAAGAAGTTTAATGTATCTAAATCACAAGCTAAGAATTTAATAATGACTGAATCAGCTTTCTTTGCATCAGCAAGTAGAAAAGATTGTTTTAATGATTTAGATGTAGAGAAATATGAGATTATTGCTACATTAGATTTAAGAACTTCAAATATATGCAGAGAATTAGATGGTAAAGTATTTGATATGAAAGATTATCAAGTTGGAATAACAGCTCCACCATTTCATTGTCGTTGTAGGACAACGACAGCTCCTTTTTTTAGTGATGAAGAAGGCTATAGAGTAGCAAGAGATGAAAATGGGAAAACATATTATGTACCATCTAATATGAAATATAAAGAGTGGCATAAGAAGTATGTTAAAAACACTTACTAAGTTAGTAGGTGTCTTTATTATGTAAAAAAATTATTGAGAGGGTGATTTGAAATGCTTAAATTATATATTTTATCAATAATTGTGTTTTGTACAGGGCTTTATTTATTCAACATGAAGGTTTATAGTAATGAGGAATTAATTGAATTACTTAAAAGTGTGAATATCAGAAAAAGAAAAAAATATAATTTTATTTTTCTAGCTTTATTTCCACTACTTAATTTTATTCTTGGTGTGATACTCATACTATATTCTTTGCTAGTTAGCAATGAAGATATTATTAAATATTTAAGGAGGAATAAATAAGATGGCTAAGTTTAAAAAGAAAGCAGTTGAAGTAGAAGCTTTTAAACTAGGTTATGATGTAGAACCAAAATGGTTTATTGAGAATGATAGAGTTTGTAATTTTATGCAAGAAAAATGTATTAATGGTCATATAAGTTGTGATTTAAAGACACTAGAAGGTACTATGAGAGCTAATAAAGGGGATTACATTATACAAGGTGTAAAAGGAGAAATATATCCATGTAAAGCAGATATATTTGAAATGACTTATGAGAAAGTTGAATATAGAGAAAAAAATAAATTATCAACAGAGATGACTTTAGATTCAACAAACTTTCAAGAAAATATTAAAAAAGCTAGAAAAGAATTAGATTTATTTATACAAACTTTAGAAAAAGCAGATGATAAAATTAATAAACTAGCAGAAAAAATGAATAAATGTGATTGTAAAGTTGATATAGATAAGATTGTAAAACAGTTAGTGGAACACCTAAGAGAAGGTATTGAATAAGTTTTGGGGGATGGAAATATGTTTAAAAAGAAATATATTAAAAAGCCAAGCAAAATAAGTGTTAGAAATATTATAGCATTTATTATTACAGTTATTGGTATAGCTTTAGGTGTTTTTATAGGTATCAACATAATTATGGCTCATGTTTTAGGTATAGCTAACATGGTAGATAATAATACTTTCACATGTGTTAGATTAGTTTATAACTTAGTAGGGGTTATAAGTGGGTATTTGATAGGAAAAGCAATATACCTTATAGCTTCACTAATAAGCTATATTATTTATGAATAATTTGTTTAAAGGTTTTTTATTAGGTAAAAAACAAAAGGAGGGTTGTATTATTGAAAGAGTATGTAATTTGGTTTAAGAGTGGAAATTGTGTATCTGGAATAACAGACGAATATGTTGCTGATAAGCTAATGAAAGATTTTATTGAAGCTGACTCAGATTGTAGGAACTTGAAAGGATATTTAGATGAAGATGGAACAACAATAATAGATTTATCACAAATAGAAGCTATATCAATAAATAATTGTAGTGAGAATAATAATATTGGTTTTAGTAAGTCCTAGATAGGGCTTTTTTATTATGTAAAAAATGAAAGGAGAATTAAATAAAATGAAAAAAGGTGAATTAATTGCATTAGGGCTTAGTGAAGAAGATGCAAAAAAAGTAGAAGCTGAATCATTAAAAGAATTAGAAAATTATATTAATAAAATTGAGTATGAAAAGGTAAAAGAAGAATTAAAAGCATCAAAAGAAGCAATTGAAGGTTTTAAGGATGGAATGACAAAAGAGCAGATTGAAGAGCTTAAAAAAGGCTATGAGACTAAATTAACTGCAAAAGATGAAGAATATCAAAAGAAATTAAAGGAAAAAGAACAAAAAGAGTTTGATATGGCATTAGAAAATGAACTTATTAAACTTAATGTTCATAGCACTAAAGCAGCAAAAGCAGAACTTGATTTAGAAAAAATAAAATATGAGAATGGTGCTTTTACAGGACTAAAGGAACAGACTGATACTTGGTCAACTCAAAAATCTTTTTTAATAAAAACAGGAGAAACTAAGATAAATTACAACCCTGATAATGGCAAAAAAAATACATTAAGTAGAGCTGAAAATATTGCTAAAGAAAAGAATGAGGAAGGTTCTAAAAATCCATATGCTGACGCATGGAGTATAAAATAAAAAGGAGGATAAAGTATGTATTTTAAAGAGGTAAATTTTGATAACACACCCGAGTTTTTAGCTTCTCAACACTATATTAACTTTTCAAAAACAGCATTAGATACAGATGTAGTGGCTGATGAAAATGGAAAGAAATATGTGTTAGCAGGTAGTTTATTAGGTGAGAGTGGCAAAGTAGTAAAGATAACTAGAGGAGGTTCTTCGGGTAGTTATACATACACATTATCAGAAGACCCTGTAGGAATAGTTTTTTCAACTGTAGATGTTACTTATGGACCACAACCAGTTGCATCAATGGTGGAAGGGTATGTAATAACTGAAAGATTGCAAGGTGAGTATGTAAAAGAAGCTATAGACACTATAAAGACGAAATTACCAAATATTAAATTTATGTAGGAGGATGAAATATGGCAAGAGTAGAAGAATTATTGTCAGTTCAAGAGCTGATAAACTATACAAAGACTAGAAAATTAAAAGAAACAATGGGAGATTTATTATTTCCAACTCAAAAGATAGAAGGACTTGAAATAAAGATGATAAAAGGTGCATCTAATCTTCCAGTATCAGCAAGTGTTCATGCTTTTGATACAGAAGCAGAAATTGCATCAAGAGAAGGTGCTAATTTAAGTATTGCTGAACTTGCACTTGTGAAAAGAAAAATAAAACTAGATGAAAAAGATATAATTGTACTTGAAGAGCCAAGAAACTCACAAGAAGAAACTCAAATGATAAATCAAATATTTAATGATGTTGATAATCTTGTATCAAGTGTAAATACTAGAATAGAAGCAATGAGAATGGAAGTTCTAACAACAGGAGAACTTAATATAAATGAAAATGGAGTTAAAGCTTCTTTAAAATATGGAACTCCAACAAATCATAAAGAAACAAAAACTTGGTCTAGTGGAACACCAGATATATTAGGAGATATTTATAATATGACTGATAAAATAGTTGTTGATACTGGATTTACTCCAACAAGGTCATTAACCTCTAAAACTATTTTAAACACGATATTAAGAGATGAAAAACTAAGAAAAGCTATATTTGGTGTAAATAGTGATAAATTGCTTACTTTAAAAGAATTAAATGTATTTTTAGCTTCTCAATCTCTTCCTCCTATTTTTACTTATGATGAAAGATATAGAGTTCAAGGTAAGGATGGTAAATACACAACAAAGAGATTTTTAGATGAAAATAAGTTTATTCTTATGCCTGACGGCAAGATGGGAGATACTTTCTTTGGATTAACAGCAGAGGAATTAGAACTTAGAAAAAATCCATCAATAGACATTAGTTCAGTTGGAAATATAATTGTAGAGCAGTATTCTACTGCTGACCCAGTTGCTAAGTGGATAAAAGCAGTTGCAACAGTCTTACCTAGTTTTCCTTATGCTGACCAAGTGTTTATGGGTACAATAAATTAGAGGTGTTAATATGGAAGTTGAAAGACTAAAAAAGCTTTTAGGATTTAGTAGAGAAGATGATTCAAAAGATACAATACTAGAGTTTATACTAGAAGATGTAGAAGAAATGGTCAAAAACTATTGTAATGTACCTACTATACCAGAACAATTAAATAGTACTATTTTAAGAATGGCTATAGATATGTATAAAAATGAGAGTCTAGGAAGCGAAGATATTGCACTAGGCTCTATTTCTTCTATATCAGAAGGTGATACATCAGTTTCCTACAGAAGTTCAGCTAGTGAATTTAAGGAATCTTTACTTAAAGATTACAAGTCACAATTAAATAGATACAGAAAACTTAGGTGGAAATAATGATGGATAAGACTAGAAAAGCAATAGAAATGCTGTATAGAGATAAATGCACTATAGTAGAGTATCAGCCAATTAAAGACCCTGTAACAAAACGAGCTAACAATAAAGAAGTAGTCGTATTAGAAAATCAACCTTGTAAGTTATCATATAAAAATATTACATCAGCTACAGATGGAAAAGTAGCTAAACTTGTACAGACTATTAAACTCTTTATATCTCCAAACATAAACATTAAAGCAGGTTCAAAACTTATTATAACTACTCAAAATAATATTACAAAAGAATATATAAGAAGTGGAGAATCAGCTATATATCCAAATCATCAAGAAATAATACTTGAGTTATTTAAGGATAAAGCATAATGGCTAGATGGGGCAGTGTTGATTTTAGAGAGTTTAAAAGAGTTTGTAAAAAGATGGAGAAGCTTACAAAGATTGATTTAGATAAGTTTTGCAAAGATGCAGCAAGAGAATTAGCAGCAAGACTCTTAGGAAAAGTAATTAGAAGGACACCAGTTGATACAGGATTCTTAAGACAAGGATGGAATGGAGTGGCTTATGCTAGGTCGCTTCCTGTGTATAAACAAGGAAATAATTATATTATAGAGGTTGTTAATCCGACTGAATATGCAAGTTATGTAAATTTCGGGCATAGAACTAAAGATGGAAAAGGTTGGGTTAAAGGACAACATTTCTTAACAATTTCAGAGATGGAACTACAAAGCCAAGTTGATAAGATTATAGAGAAAAAGTTATTAATATTACTTAAAGGAGTATTTGATGCTTAATAATATTATAGATGGAATATCTATTAAATTAGATAAAACATTTGGAGAGAGTTATACAATTTATAGTGAAGATGTGGAGCAAGGGATTAATGAACCTTGTTTTTTTATTGTTCCTTTAAATCCAAGCAAAGTATCATATCCAAGTGGCAGGACATTAAAAAAGAACTCTTTTGATGTACATTATTTTCCCAAAAGTAATGATAAATCATTTGAAATAAATGAGGTAGCTGAGATGTTACTGGAGGAATTAGAGTATATAGAAATTGATGGAGATTTAGTCAGAGGTACAAATATGAACTTTGAAATTGTAGATAATGTTCTTCATTTCTTCGTTGATTATAACTACTTCACTATAAAAAGTAATGATACAGAAAAAATGAATGATGTTGAATTATTTGGTGGTTTGAAGAGAGGTGATAATTTTGAGTAAAACATTAAGTAAAGAAGATGACTACAAGTTTACTAAGGAGCAAATAGTTAATTCTAAGAAGTATGTAAATAGAAAAGACTTATTAAATGCAATTTTAAAAGAAAATGAGTTATATTCCTTCTCAGAGGTAGAGGATAGAATAAATAAATTTATGAAAGGAGTGAGTTAGATGGCGTTAGGTGGAGGAACATTTGTAACACAGAATAAAATATTACCAGGTAGCTATATAAATTTTATCTCAGCTAAGAGGGCAACCAGTTCATTATCGGATAGAGGTATTGTTGCAATGCCTTTAGAGTTAGATTGGGGCATAGATGAAGACGTATTTCAAGTAACCAGTGATGATTTTGAGAAGTATTCAGTGAAGTATTTTGGATATGATTATACTCATGAGAAGCTGAAAGGCTTGAGAGATTTATTCAAAAATATAAGGTTGGGATATTTTTATAAATTAAATAAAGGCGTTAAAGCCAGTTGTACTATAGCCACAGCAAAATATAGTGGTATCAGAGGAAATGACTTAAAAGTAACAGTTACAACAAATATAGATGATAACACTAAATTTGATGTTGTAACACTTTTAGATAATAAGAAGGTAGATACTCAAATAGCAAAAGTTATTACAGATTTAGAAGATAATGACTATATCACTTGGAGGAAGGATGCAACACTAGAAGCAAGCGCAGGACTTGTATTTACTGGTGGAACTAATGGCGAAGCTGTGACAGGAGCAGAGTACCAAGCTTTCTTGGATAAAATAGAAAGTTACTCATTTAATGCTTTAGGATGTTTGGCTACAACAACAGAGATTAAAAGTTTGTTTGTAGAATTTACAAAGAGAATGCGTGATAGAGTTGGAGCAAAGTTTCAAACAGTATTATATAAAAAGAATGATGCAGATTATGAAGGTGTAGTATCTGTTGAAAATAAGATTAAAGATACTGGATTATTAGAATCTAGCTTAATTTACTGGACTACTGGAGCTATAGCAGGATGCGATATAAATAAATCTAATACTAACAAGCGATATGATGGTGAATTTGATGTAGATGTTAATTACACTCAAATACATTTAGAAGAAGCTTTAAAAACTGGTAAGTTTATATTTCATAAGGTTGGAGATGAAGTTCATGTATTAGAGGATATAAATACTTTTGTTAGTTTTACAGATGAAAAGAATGACGACTTTTCAAGTAATCAAAGTGTTAGAGTACTTGACCAGATTGCTAATGATATAGCGACTTTATTTAATACAAAGTACTTGGGTGAAGTACCAAATGATAAATCTGGTCGTATCTCGTTTTGGAATGATGTAGTTAAGCATCATGAACAACTGCAAAATATGAGAGCAATAGAAGATTTCAAAGCTGATGATGTTTCTGTAGAACCTGGAAGCGACAAGAAGACTGTTGTAGTAAGTGATGCTGTAAAAGTTATTAGTGCTATGAGTAAGCTTTATATGACTGTTTCAGTTAGTTAACAATAAGAAAGGAGAATAATAATGGCACAACAAATAAAAGCAAGAGATACAATAAGTGCATCTAAGGCAGAGTGTTTTGTAACTATAAAAGGTAAAAGATATAATTTTATGCAAGCTATTAACTTAGAAGCTAAAATGGAAAAGAATAAGAGTGAGATACCTATATTAGGTAGTACTACAAAAGGAAATAAATCAACAGGAAGTAAATATTCAGGAAATGCAACATTTTATTATAATACCTCTATATTTAGAGAATTGTTGTATGAGTATAAAGAAACTGGTGAGGATATTTACTTCGATATACAAATTACCAATGAAGACCCAACAAGTTCAGTGGGTCGTCAAACTATAATACTGGAAGATTGCAATATGGACTCAGGCATAATTGCTAAATTTGATGCTGATGGGGAGTATTTAGATGAAGATATGGATTTTACTTTTGAGAATTGGAAATTAGTTGAGAAATTTAATATAGCAAATGGTATGGAGTAAAATACACATTTATGATTTATGTATGTGTATTTTTTATTTATAAGAATAGGAGATGATTAAAATTAAGGATAAATATGAGATAAAAGATTCAATTTCTTTTGATTATAGCAATAAAAGACCTTTGGAAGAACGTGTCAGCGAGATGTATAAAAAGGCAGGAAAATATCTTATAGATATTTCAGATAAGTTAGCAACAGATACAATTGATGGTTCGTCATTAAAGCCAATAATCATAAAATTTGAAATAAATGAAGCTGGTGTTGCAACAATAGAAAAACAAACAAAATATTTGGTGATGGAGGTAGAATAAGAATATGGGAGATTTAAACGCTTTTTTAAGTCAAAATGCAATAAAAGTAGAGAATAGAAAGTATGTGGCAAGTGAAAGGTTTATAGGAGAAGATGGAAAAGCAATCGAATGGGAACTTAAAGCAATAGATTCAGATAGGGACAGACAATTAAGAAAAGATTCAACTATAAGAGTACCTATATTAAATAAAAAAGGGAAAGCTACAGGACAATACACTAGTGAAACAGATTTTAATACTTACACTTTGAAATTATGTGTGGAAACTATAGTATTTCCGGATTTACATGATGCAGAATTACAAAATAGTTATGGTGTAATGGGTGCAGAGGAGTTATTAACAACAATGTTGACTCCTGGCGAATATACAGACCTTTCAAGTGAGGTAGGAGAGGTAAATGGCTTTGATAGGACTTTTGAGGATAAAGTAGAAGAAGCAAAAAACTAATTGAAGGAGGCGATTATGAGGCTAGTGTAGCTCATTATTGCCTTCATAAATTCAAATGGAAACCACATGAATATACAGATTTACCAGACTTCGAGAGGGCATTTGTTGCTGCTTCTATAGATATTAAAGTAGAAGAAGAAATAAAAGAAGAAAAAAAGACTGCTAAAGAAGCTAGAAGAAGTAGAAGAAGATAAAATATAGGTAAAATATGTAAGAATTATATGTTATAATAATTGTAGCAAGAAGATGTAATCTACAATTTATAGAGTGGAGTTCATACTGGGATAAAACCTACTTCCTAATGAAAGGAGGTGGGAAGTATGGACAATTTTTTACTTAGTATATTAGCTAGCTTGATAGCTAGTTTAATTGGATATATCGTTTGTAGATGTATCAAAAACGTAAAAAGCCACTCTACTCGTGGCAAGAGTAAAAGTGGCTGGGAACTTGGTTTTAAAATAAAGTTCCGCAAATTTAAATAATTTATATTTTTTAAAATTATGAACTTCACTCTACCGCTAAATAGATTGTAGTTCTTCTTGTTTTTATTATACCACAAATTAGAAAAAATATTGCCTATAATATTTTTTATAGTCAATAAAAAGATGAAATTTTTTATACAAAATAATGATGAATCTAACTAGATGAATAAATTTAATTGTAAATAAGAAAGCACTTACCAACATGTAAGTGCTTTTGTTTTGCTCAAATTTGCTCAAAATGGTCGGTTGAGTAAAATAATTAGAAAAAATTGGAATAAGTTATTGACTTTTGAGTTCCAAAACTATATAATTTAATTATGGAACTCAAAAGTGAGGTGATAACATGAGTCCTAAAAAAATAGGAAGACCTGTTGTAGGAAGCCCTAAAACTAATGATATTAAGGTTAGAGTAGATGATGAAACTAATGAAAAATTAGATGAATACTGTAAAAAAAATAACCTTACAAAAGCAGAGGCTATAAGACAGGGAATCCATTTACTTTTAGAAAAATAACAAAAATAGAGCATTCTCCCCGACCAAAGTTTGAATGCTCTATTTCCAACAAAGAAGTAATCTTCTATATGAAATATTTTATCATATAGAGAAACTTCTTTCAAATTAAATTTAGGAGGAGTATGTATGATGAATAACTTACAAATATTTAAAAATGAAGATTTTGGAGAGATAAGAACTATAGATATAGATAATGAAATTTGGTTTGTTGGTAAGGATGTAGCAGAGACATTAGGTTATGCTAACCCTAGTAAAGCTGTTTCAAGTCATGTTGATGATGATGATAAAATATTTGAAATGATAGCACATTCCCAAAATGGGAACATGGTCAAAACTCAAACTGCATTAATAAATGAGAGTGGACTTTATTCTCTGATATTTGGAAGCAAGTTAGAGACAGCTAAAAATTTTAAGAATTGGGTTACAAAAGAAGTTTTACCAGCTATTCGACAAACTGGTGCATACATAACTAACAATGCTAACCCTCAAGTACTACGAGACAAGGCAAATGAAATAGAAAGTCTAGATACAGTTAATAAAACAATAGAAATTTTGACTCCATTTCTAAATGGTGCTGGAATAGATGAAAAAGCAAAGTTACTTACAGCAAAGACTATCTATAAAAAGGCAGGAATAGAGTTGCCTTTGGAGATTGAAGAAAAAGAACATTTCTTTGATACAAAACAAATTGCAACCAAGTTAAATATTTACTCTAAAACTAATAAACCTGCTTTTGTGGCAGTTTGTGAGATTATTAAGAAATTAGATATTAAAGAAGAAGAAAAACTTATAGTTTTAGCAAATAAGGATAATTGGAATGGTACTACAACAAAGTATTCACAAAGTGTAATAGATAAAATAAGAAATTGGATAGAGGAAAATAATAGACCTGCTAAGATACAAGGTGAGAAGAAAAATTATCATGTTGTATATAAGCAGGCAATGTAATGTAAAATAACTTATTAAATGATGTATGTAGTGAGGAAAAAGAACGTTTTATTTCTCGCCTAAAAAATATACAAGAAGATAAAGAGAACTTTTATGTTTTCAAACAAATAGTAGATATATATTGTAAACAATCAAAGTATAAATAAGAAATTAATTATATAAATGAAAAACACTTACTTAAAAAGTAGGTGTTTTTTTATTGAAAGGATGTGATTATAATGTAAAAATTTTACTTATATAGTATAATAATCTTATAAAATTGCGTAGGGGGTAATATTATGGGATTGTTTGGAAGTAAAGATAATTGTTGTATTTGTGGAGAAAAAGGAAAACAAAAAATAGCTGATGGATGGTTGTGTAAAGAGTGTTTTAAGAAATATGCAGTTGCCACCTTTACTCCAGGAAATACTTTATATCGTGGGTTACCAACTAAATTAGAGGTCGAGAAGGCTATTGAATCAAAAGATGATAAAGAAAAAGAGCTTAAAAATTTTAATCCTACAAAAAAAATATTAAAATTTATGGAATTTGATGATAATAATAAGAAATTTATTGTTTTAAATGGGTTTAATAGAGAAAAAGTGAATTTAAATGTTTATAATTACAGTGATGTTATAGAATATGAACTTCTAGAAAATGGCGAAACTGTGACTAAAGGAGGGATAGGAAGAGCTTTAGCAGGGGGAGCTTTATTTGGAGGAGTAGGTGCTGTTGTTGGAGGAGTAACAGCTAAAAGAACAACAAAAGCTTTCATAGATAGTCTTAAGATAAAAATAACATTAAATAATTTAAGTAATCCTAATGTTTATGTAAATCTGATACAATTAAGAACTAAAAGTAATTCTTCAATTTACAAAATGGCATATTCTTCTGCACAAGAAATATTATCTGTTTTAGCAATAATTGTAAAGGATAATGAAGCTGTTAATATACAAAATAATTCTAATGATGCAATACAACAAGTAAAGGGATTAAAAGAATTGTTAGACTTAGGAGCAATAACAGATGAAGAATTTAATACTAAGAAGAAAGAATTACTAAATTTATAATACAGAAAGCACTTACTAAAAATTAGTGAGTGCTTTTATTGTATTAAAATAAGGAAGGAGAGTGAAAAAATGGCAACGATACAGACATCTATCCGAATTTTCGACGGAATGACACCTGCATTTCGGCATATGACTAATGCTATGAATATAGTACTGAGTTCATTCGAGCAATTACAAAGAACATCTAGTAATGCTATAGATGCTAATAGTATTAGAACAGCTAGAGAAGAACTAGCAAGAGCAGAAGCTGGATTTGATAGATTAGAACGACAAATAAGAGAATCAGATAATCAACAGCGAAAACTTAATGAGGATATAAATAAGGGTGCAAGTTCTACAGATAGATTAGTTGGAAGTGCAAAGAAGCTAGCAGCAACTTATTTAGGTATAAGAACATTAGGAGGTCTAGGAAATTTAAGCGACCAGATGACAAGTACTAATGCGAGACTTGGCATGATAAATGATGGGCAACAATCAGATGCTGGACTTAATAAAATGATATTTCAATCAGCTGAAAGGTCAAGAGCATCTTACTTAGATACTGCACAAATAGTGAGTCGTATAGGCATGAACGCAGGAAAGGCGTTTAGCAGTACAAAAGAAATTGTAGGTTTTGCAGAGCAATTAAACAAAAAATTTGTAATAGCAGGCGCAAGTACTGAGGAAATGAACTCGGCATTGTTACAGCTAACCCAAGGGTTGAGTTCTGGCGTATTAAGAGGTGAGGAACTGAATGCTGTGTTTGAGTCAGCACCTAACATCATCCAATCGATTGCAGATTATTTGGACGTGGACATAGGAAAAATAAGAGGAATGGCATCAGAGGGAATGTTAACAGCAGATATTGTAAAAAACTCATTACTTGCAGCAGCAGAGCAGACCAATGCAGAGTTTGAAAAAATGCCTTACACATTTTCTCAAATTTGGACTTCAATTAAAAATAATGCAATCATGATATTTGGTGTTATACAGAAAAAAATTGAACAGTCTATGTCTAGTAAGGGATTTCGAACCTTTATAGATAATTTTATAAACTCTTTGTATGTACTTGGAAATGTTGCTTATAACATTTTTAATGGAATTATAAGTATATTAGGGAGCCCAGCTTTTCAAAGTTTTTCAAACACAATGATTGTTGGGATAAGTTTAATTTCACAAGCACTAGGCTGGATAATAACACAAGCATTAAACCTTGCTAATATATTTGCACAAAATTGGAGTATAATATCTCCTGTAATTTTGGGGATTGTAGGAGCATTAACATTATACAAAACAGCAGTACTAGGACTAGCAATTGCAAATTCCATTGCATTATTATCTCAAAAATGGTTTGATTTTCAACTAGCTCAAACAGCCATTATGCATGACCTAGCCACAGGAGCAACATGGAGACAAATTATAGCACAATATGGTTTAAATGCGGCATTATATGCATGTCCACTAACGTGGGTAGTTTTAGGTATAATTGCAGTAATATCTGCTGTATTTATATTGGTAGCTGTGTATAATCATTTTGCAGGAACAAGCATAAGTGTAATAAGTCTTGCAGTTGGAGCTTGGTATTGGTTATGTGCAGTCGTTTATAACGTAATTTCAGGGATAGTAAATGCGATAAATATTTGTGTAGTTGGAATAGCAAATGCTTTTAGAACTGGTTTATATGCAGTACAATGTTTTTTTATTGATATGGCTAACGCAGGACTCAAGGCAGGTGTTAATTTAGACAAAGCTTTTGATAAATTTGCTACCAATCTAGCAAATGGTATTATAAAAGCTGTTAATATAGCTGTAAAAGGATTGAATTGGTTAGTACAACAGATTAATAAAATTCCAGGAATTGATTTACCACAAATGAAAGAATTTCAAAAAGTAAATACTGTAATTGGTACAAAAACAACATTTAAACCCATTCAAAAACCGCCTGAGCCTAAAGCATGGAAACCAGAATTAGTAGAGTACAAAAATTTAAAGTCAGAATTTATAAAAGGATATGACGTAGGACATCAATTACAAAACAAATTGAAAGATACTTTTGATATCAGTAAAATAGCAGAAGATGCAAAGAAAAAATTAGGATTAGATGACCTTTGGGATAAAAAATACAGACTTGGTGAAGGAATAGGCTCAGCAGGATTAAATTCTCCTCTCAATGATGCAGCCAAAGGAGCAAAAGACACCGCAGGAAATACTGCAAAAATGGCTAAAACAATGGATAAAAGTCAAGAAGATTTAAAATATCTTAGAGATATTGCAGAGCAGGAGGTAATAAATCGATTTACAGGAGTCAACATTAAAATTGATATGAACAATACAAACAACATAAATAGTGAGGCAGATGTCGACGGCATAGTAAATGTCTTAACTGAGAAACTGAATGATGCCATGGTTGTATCTGCTGAGGGAATAGTTTAGAGAGGAGGGATATAAATGGCTTATGACTTTTATTTAGATGGAGTACAATTACCAATACCTCCGCCAAAGTTAGAGATTAAAGTTACAAATAAAAACAAGACAGTTGATTTGATAAATACTGGAGAAGTAAACATATTAAAAAAAGAAGGGCTATCTGAAATAAGTTTTGAAGCAGAATTTACACACAATAAGCTACCTTTTTATCGTGGAGCTTTTAAAGATGTTCAATTCTTTTTAAGTAAACTGGAACTATTAAAAACTGATTGTAAGCCATTTCAATTTATTGTATCGAGGGAATTAGGTAATAAAGTACTATTTAACACTAATATAAAAGTATCTCTTGAAGAGTATGCTATTTCAGAAGATGCAGAAAATGGTTCAGATACAAAAGTTGCAATAAAGTTAAAGCAATATAGAGATTACTCAACTAAAAAGTTAGTTCTTGCCCCTCCTAAAAATGAGACTGGTAGACCTAATGTAAAGATAGAGCCAAAACGAGTTGATTCAGTCAATGCCACAAACACTAAAACATATACAGTAAAAGCAGGGGATAGCCTTTGGTCAATTTGTCAGAAGCAACTTGGTAATGGTTCGTTATACAAGAAAGTATATGAGTTAAATAAAACAATGATGGATAAAGCTAACAAGGGTAAAAAAGTACCTAAATATACCATCTATAAAGGGCAGGTGTTGAGGCTTGTCTGATGATTTAGTTCTGGCGAATGATAGAGATATAAGGCTAGTTATTGCACATTGGGAAGATTTCTACGAACCTGCTGTCATTGATGGTATCACATGGGAGATAGAAAGAAGAGGTTCACCTTCAAAGTTAGAGTTTACTATAGCAATGGATGATATATTAGAGTTTTGCGAAGGTAATTCTGTAAGGATATATTATAAGGGAATTGGCATATTTTATGGATATATATTTCAGAAGAAAAGAGATAAAGAAAATCACATTAAAATAGTTGCTTATGACCAGTTGAGATATTTTAAAAATAAAGATACTTATGTATATAGTAATAAAACAGCAAGTGAACTTGTAAAGATGTTGGCTAAAGATTTTAATTTAAAATACAATGTCATAGAAGATACAAAATATAAAATATCGAGAGTTGAAGAAAATAAAACACTCTTTGATATGGTCTTAACTGCACTAGATGATACTCTAAGAGAGAAAAAAGAAATGTATGTGTTATATGATGATTTTGGAAGAATAACATTAAAGAATGTTGCATCAATGAAATTAGATACTGTTATGAACAATGATGTAATAGAAGACTTTGACTATAATTCATCAATAGATAGTGATACTTACACAAAGATTAAACTTGTGAGAGATAATGAAGAAACAGGAAAAAGAGATGTGTATATTGCTCAAGACTCAACGCATATGAGGAGTTGGGGAATACTTCAAATGTTTGATACAGTAGACAAAAACATGAGTGAAGCAGAGATAAAACAAAAGTGTGATATACTTCTAAAACTATATAATAAGAAAACTAAGTCATTAAGTTTAAAAAATGTACTTGGAGATATTAGAGTGAGAGCAGGTTGTTTAGTACCTGTTTTTTTAAATCTAGGAGATATTAAACTTCAAAATTATATGCTAGTTGAGAAAGTAAAACATACTTTTGAAAATAACAGTCATTTTATGGATTTAACACTTGTTGATGGCGACGAATTTGCTTCTTATTCTTCAAGTTCATATAGTAGTGGAAATAGTAATAATAAAGATGAAAAGAAAAATGGTCCTGCACAAAGTACTACAAATAAAGAAGACAGTGATATGATAAATAAATTAAATAAAGTGTTTAAAGGAAAATTATCAAATACAGGAAGTATATTTGTTAAATATTCTAATGCTTACAAGGTCAATGCAGCTTTAATGGCTGCTATTTCTATACATGAAACAGGAAATGGTAGTTCTTCACTTTGCAAAAATAAAAATAATTTCTTTGGAATGAAAGGGATGTCTTTTAGTTCTGTAGATGAAGGAATAAAAAGAGGTATAAGTAATTTATCAAGAAATTATATTCATACAGGAAGAAAAACATTAGAAAGTATTAGAGACAAATATGCTCCGCTTTATGATAGTCCTCTTAACAAAGATTGGGTACCAGGAGTAGGAAAGTTCTATAAACAAATAACAGGAAGTGCATATAGTTCTAATAGTGCAGGTACAGGAGTTGGAAGTAATGAAGAAGCAGAAAAGAATTTAAAAGATATAACTTATCAAGTTCAAGGTAATAATCAAAATAGTAATGCAAATAATTCTAAAGCAGATAAATTAATTAGTATAGCTAAAAGTAAATTAGGTTGTAAATATGTTTGGGGGGCAGAAGGACCAAATACTTTTGATTGTTCTGGATTTACGCAGTGGTGCTATAAACAAGTAGGTATAAAAATTCCTCGAACTGTTGCAACGCAGAGTAAAGCAGGTAAGGCTGTAGATTTAAAAGATAGAAGTAAATGGAAAGCAGGAGACTTATTATGTAGAGTTGGTGGAGGAAATAGTAATCATGTCATGATGTATATTGGGAATGGTAAAATGATTCATTCGCCACAGACTGGTGATGTAGTAAAAATACAATCGGTTGATTCATATCGAAAAGGAAAAGCGTACACACATGTAAGAAGATTTATATAAGTGAGGTGATAAAGTGTCACAAGACTTATTACAAGTGATAAAAAAGGCTGCAATGGATGCAGTAGAAACAAGCAATCCAATGATGATTGCATTTGGAACTATAGAAAGTCTTAATCCATTAGTAGTTTATATAGAACAAAAAGCATCTTTTGATGAATTCTTTTTAATACAGACAGAAACATTTAAAAGATATACAGATAAAAAAATAGGAGATAAATTGGTTTTAATTCGTATGCAAGGAGGACAGCAATATTTGATTTTAGATAGGATGTGATAAAGTGTTACCAACAGATAACATTGACTATGACATTGAAGATGTATCAATAATTAACTTTGATGTAAGGCAAGAACCAAGTAAGACATTTAAACTTCATATAGAAAAAAACAGAGTAGATGGTATTTGTGATGATGTAGAAGCATTAAAACAAACCATCTTTTTAATTTTAAATACTGAAAGGTATGAGCACCTTATTTATTCTTGGAACTATGGAGTTGAGTTAAATGACTTAATTGGAGAACCTATTTCCTTTGTAATACCTGAAATTGAAAGGCGAATCAAAGAAGCACTAATTCAAGATGATAGGATTGAAACTGTAGATAATTTTGAGTTTCAAAATGTAAAAGGAAAGGTCCATTGTAAATTTATGGTCCATACCAAATATGGAAATATCAAAGCAGAGAAGGTGGTGAGTGTATAATTGTTTGAGTTAATGACTTTTGAAAATATAATTAAAAGAATGTTAGATAGTGTACCTAACACACTTGATAAGAGAGAAGGTTCTATAATATACAATGCCTTGGCACCAGTTGCAGTGGAGCTTACAGAAACATATATTGCTATGGATGAATTACTAGACCAAACATTCGTAGATACTGCTAGTTATTACTATTTAGAGAAGAGATGTAAAGAGCGAGGAATTACACCTTTACCAGCCACTAATACAATTGCTAAAGGAGTTTTTAACATAGATATTCCACTTGATTCTAGGTTTAATCTAGGAGAATACAATTATATTGCAATTGAGAGAATATCTGAAAAAACATATAAAATGAAATGTGAAACTGCTGGACCTATTTTTGAGTTAGGGCAATTAATACCTATTGAATATATAGATGGTCTTGAAACTGCTGAACTAACTGAAATCTTGATAAATGGAGAGGATGAAGAGTCAGAGGACAGTCTAAGGCAACGATATTATGATAGTTTAAATTCACAATCATTTGGTGGAAATATGCAAAATTATAAAGATGAAGTTAACAAAATACAAGATGTTGGAGGAGTTAAGGTTTATCCTGTGTGGGACGGTGGAGGAACTGTTAAGTTAGTAATAATTAATTCTAATTTCAAAGTACCATCAGAGGATTTAGTTAATTTAGTGCAAGAAGAAATTGACCCAATTGGACATCAAGGACAAGGCTTAGGATTAGCACCAATTGGACACCGAGTCACAGTTGAAGGAGTTACAAGTACAACTATAAATATATCAGCAGAAATAACATATAAGAGTGGATATACATGGGAGAATATAAAAACAATTGCAGAAGAAGCAGTTGATGACTATTTAAATGAACTTAATATGAGTTGGGAAGATGAAGAAAACTTAATAGTTCGTATATCTCAAATTGAAACTAGATTACTTAGTATTGATGGAGTATTAGACATTGCAAATACAATGATAAATAGCATTGCATCTAATCTTAATGTTGATAAAGATTCTATAGTATTAAGAGGTGAAGTAGTTGGATAAAGAGATTAATCTAATAAATTACTTGCCACAAATTCTACAAGATAAAGAAGAATATATAAAAGTATTTAATGTAGAAAACAAAGAAATAAAAACACTACATGACAAATTAAAGGACCTATCAAATGACCAGTTTTTAGAGGATTTAACTCCAAGTGGTGTGAAGAGATGGGAAAAAATAATGTCTATAAATCCCAAGTCAAATGAGACTTTAGAGGATAGAAGGTTTAGGATTTTTAGTAAATATATAAGTAAACTACCTTACTCAGAGAGATTTTTAAGGAACTGGCTAGATAATGTAGTTGGAGAAGGCAATTATGAATTAACTATTAATAATGCTACTTATAACATACACCTTGAGAGTGATGCTAGAAATCAAGATTGGTTTGAGGAAGTTCATTCTTTTGTAAGTAATATTAAGCCATGTAACATGACACTAGATTACACTAGAGTGCTTATAAGCAAAGACAATTATATGAATTTTGGTATAACAACCTTAATGGGTCAAGAAATAACTATATACCCTTGGAGTCCACCAGATATAGAAACTTATGGAGAAATTGATGTATTAACTGGCAATGGAGTTGGATACCAAGAGATAACAATATTTTAGGAGGTGATATATTGGCTATAGATAAAAGTTATTACACTATAATTACAGATGTAGGAAAAGCAAAGATAGCAAATGCAAGTGTCACAGGTAATAAAGTGGGATTTGTAAAAATTCAACTTGGTGATGGAGGAGGGAGTGAATATACTCCAACTGAGAGTCAGACAGCTCTCAAAAATGTGGTATGGGAAGGCAATATCGGAAATACAACTACAGATGAAACTGCACCAAATTGTATAATATTAGAGAGTTTAATACCATCAAGTGTAGGCGGGTTTATGATAAGAGAAATAGGATATTTAGATGATGAAAATAATTTAATTGCCATTTCTAAATACAAAGAGTGTTATAAACCTTCTATAGAACAAGGTGCAGTGGTAGACATGAAGGTTAAAACTGTGCTTATTGTATCTAATGTAAATAATATAGAACTTAAAATTGACCCAACAATAATCTTTGCAACACTCAAAGATATACAAGACTTAGAAACTAAAATAGGTACTGTTAATACTAAAATTGATACAACTAAAACAGAATTAACAAGCAACATAGAAACTACTAAAACAGAGCTAAACACTAGAATTGACACAGAAAATGAGAAACAAAATATTAAAATTGACCAACTTATTGCAGGTGGCTCTAATGTGGCATCTACTCAAACAATAACAATTGACGATTGGGTTGAGGATGCAGAAAATGGATTCAAAGCAACTGTAACACATAGTTTATTAACACAGAGAATAGTTGTAAATATTATAGATGCTACTACAAAAGAAAATGTAGTTACAAACTTTAAAATTATAGATGATAATTCTATAGAAGTTAGAAGTGAAACAAGGTCAGAATTAAACGTTTATGTGATAAATGGAAATGCAGAAACTCATTTTATAAATGCGACTGTAGATGATAACAGAGTATCTGAAATGACTACTTATTCGTCTAAGAAAATCGAAGATAGATTGGTTAATTTAGAAGAAAAAGTAAATGGTGGTTTATCTAGTATTGCAACAAGTGTAAATGAGTTGATAACTTATTGTTAGAAAAGAGAGTGATAAAATGCAAACTGAATGGAATTTTGATGCTGTAAGTTCAGCACAAGAAATTATACTTAAACCTGGTAAATATAAATTTGAATGTTGGGGTGCTAGGGGTGGTGCATTAGGAACTCCTTTCGAAAGTGGTTTTTATTATGGTAAGGGTGGTTATTGTAGTGGTGAAATAACATTAAAAAAAGAAACTACTTTATATCTTTATGTTGGTTTAGATGGCAGAAAAGGTTATAATTTCAATGGTGCTGGATATGGTAATGGTGCAAGTGGTGGTGGTGCTACCGATATTAGGCTTATTGGTGGTACTTGGGATAATGAACAAGGTTTACTATCTCGTATAATTGTTGCAGGTGGTGGCGGTGGAACTTATGATAAACAACATGGTGGTGATGGTGGTGGCTTGAAAGGGACTCTTGGAACTTCTTCTACTGGTGCTGCTGCTCATGGTGGTACACAATTTGAGGGTGGGCGAGGTAGAGACAAAGATGGTTCTTGTGATGGTTTTTTTGGTAAAGGTGCTACTCCTGAAAACCCTTCATCACAATCTGGTGGTGGCGGTGGTTGGTTTGGTGGTGCTTATCCTGCTAGTGGATTTGGTAATGGAAGTGGCGGTGGAAGTGGTTATGTACTAACTAAAGATAGTTATAAGCCACCTGGATATACACCAACTTCTGAATATTATTTTGATAATGTAGTCATGACAACTGGTGGAAATACTACTGTTGTAGGTAATTACTCAGATGGTCGTGCTAAAATAACATTGCTACAAGCATTGCCATTTTTAACAGTATCTTCTTATAATTCTACACAAGCAACATTTAAAGCCGACCACACAGACCCTGCATTACTTACAAAGATAGAGTGGTTTATAGATGATGTACTAAAAGAAACTATAACAACCGATTTAACTCTTGAAAAAACAATTAACTATACATTAGAAGATAATGCTCTACACACACTTAAGATAGTTGTTACAGACAGTAATAATGCTACAGCAGAAAAAGTGTTAAGTATAAGTAAGAATATAATGCCACTGCCCGAAGAAAATGTAAATTTAAATGATATATCAACAAAATTAGTTGAGGTTAATGCAGGATTTAAAGTTGGGAAAACAAGTATTATAAATACTTTAGCATTAAAGAATATAGAAGCAAGTTTAAATAATACACTTGTGGAGTTATCAGAGAAAATAAAAACAAGTTTTGATAGTGGAGATGCTAGTGTACAGGATTTGATGAATCAGTTAACACAAGCTAATAATACTATATCTCAGTTAAATGCTAAATATAAGGTTGCTGGTGGTTGGACTACTCCTGTTTATACAAATGGTACTGAAAAAGCTCTTGTATATAATTCAACTCGTGAGGCTATACGTTATGATTGGATTACTATTTCAAATTTAGGTTTCATTCCTAATATTTTTTATGCTGAATGTGATTATGTTAATAGCTATACTAAAAGTAAAAACAAACTTTTTGTTTTTGCATGTTATGATGTGCCTACTTCTTCTAGCAAAGATTTTGTTTTTACTTGCGATATACAATTAGGAAGTTCTGATAGTGAATATAAAGTCACTTATTGTGGCCTTTATCAGCATAATAAGCTTGATATTCATATGACTGATAATCTCATTCATTTACCTGCTTTTGCTACTATTAATGCTGTTGCCAGTTATTACTGGCGTGCTATTAAAATTTATTAAATAAATTAGGTGGTGATAAATAAAATGAATAGAGCAAATAGAATTATATGTGACCAAACAGGCAAAATACTCTTGCAAACAGGAGAAGCAACAGGAGATATATTGCAACATGATACAATAACTGAATTACATTGTATTGATGTTGAGTATGGAAGTATAGACTATACTAAAAATAGAATTATAGGTATAAATATAGAAACTAAACAGCCAATTTTAGAAGAAATACCAGTATATCTAACAGAAGAAGAAAAAAGAATACAAGAGTTAGAAAATCAAATATTACTAAATGAAAATGAAAAAGTAGGAGGTATTTTATAATGAATATAAATAATGTTGTAGTAAGAATATTAGCAGAGAGGATTTTAAGTAGAGGCTTAAATCCTTTAAAAAATCGAGAATTTGAATTAGATGATGTAACTAACACAGACTATAGGACAGCAGTAGAGGATTATATAATTAAACAGAGTGGAGTAGTGGAAGGAATAGAACCAACAGCGTAGTAGGTTCTTTTTTTATTGAAAGAAGGTGATTAAATGACTTTTAAGGAGTTAGTTAATAAAGTTAGAAATCTTGTATTAGAAGCAAAGAATGTAACTATAGAAGATACAGAAAGTAAATTTACAAGTGAAAATGTAGAAGGAGCATTGAAAGAATGTATAGATAGAGCAGATGAGGCTTTTCAAGAAGCCGATAGTGGAAAAACACTTTTATCAACTGCTATCGGCTCTCCCGCTACATCAGAACAAACATTTCAAGATTATGCGAACTATATTACAGGATTTAAGAGCAATATAAGCAATTTAGAAACTCAATTGAAAAGCAAATATTCTATTAGACATGGTCCCATTGATGGAGATGATAGGAATCCTTTTTCTGCTAATTTTGGCAAGAGTGCAAGTTACCTTATTGTCTATGTTTACTTTAGAAGAAATGTATATTATTATAATCCCAGTGGTAGTTCTTTAGGAAGTAGTACAGGAGGTTCTGAACGTGCCTGGATTACTATAGATAGCAATAAAACTGGTTTTTCAGTTCATTCATATGATACTAATTATGAGTCATATACTTTTACAGGTTATTATATTGCTTGTTTCGCATAATAAATTATATTATTAAAACTAGGAGGATGTATGGAAGAAATTAGCATAAATCTATTATGTGCAGTTGCAGGAGTTGTAATATCCTACTTAGCATTTAGAAATAGCTCAAACAGAAAGATACAAGATGATACAGAAACAACTACAAAATTGGAACAACAAATAACTTTTCTGTGTGAGAATGTAAGAGATATAAAGCATGATGTAGCAAAGTTTAATACAAGTTTCTTAGATATCAGTGAACGAGTTGCAAAAGTAGAAGCAAGTACAAAACAAGCACATCTTAGAATTGATGAAATTATAAATAGAATTGGAGGAAAATAAAAGATGGATAATTTAATAAGTTTTATACCAGAGCAACTGCTTTTATTAGTAGTTGCTCTTAATGTATTAGGATTTGGATTTAAGAAATACAAACAGTTAGATAATAAATACATTCCAATCATATTGCTTGTGCTAGGAATTGGATTTTCAATATGGATGCTAGGATTTAACCCTTCATCAATTTTACAAGGTATTTTATGTTGGGGAGTTGCAATAGGAGCAAATCAAGTTTACAAACAGTTGAAGGAGGAAAACAAATAATGAAAATAGGTATAAATTGTGGACATACAAAAACAGGACCAGGAAGTGGAGCTATAGGTAAAATAAATGAGTCAATAGAAACTAGGAATGTAGGATATAAAGTAATAGATAAATTAAAAAAACTAGGCAATAATGTAGTCGATTGTACTATAGATAAAGCGTCTACTCAATCAGAATGTTTATCTAAGATAACAGCACAAGCTAATAGACAAGATTTAGATTGGTTCATATCAATACATTTCAATGCAGGTGGTGGCAAAGGATGCGAAGTTTACACATATAAAGGTAAGCAGTATCAAGATGCTATAGATGTTTGTAAAAAAATTTCTGATTTAGGATTTACAAATCGAGGGGTAAAAGATGGAAGTGGATTATATGTAGTAAAGAAAACAAAAGCTAAAAGTATGCTAATAGAAGTATGCTTTGTGGACAGTGAAGATGCAAATAAGTATTTGAGTTTAGGAGCTGATAAATTAGCTACTGCAATAGTAGAAGCTATAACTAAACATATAAGTTCAGCAGAAGAAAACAATTATAATAGATATAAACATACAATAGTGTACAGTGGTGATGATAAAGTATCAGCAGACATTTTAGGACTATATTATAAGAGAGAAAAAGAAAGTTACTTAGTAACAGATATAAAAGACTATAAACCACATAGAACACAAAATTTGTACGTAATTGGTGGAGTAACTTGTAATAAAATGAAGGAAATGAGTAAGACTACAGGAGAAAAATTTACTCAACTATATGGTAATGATGTATGGTCAACAATGGATAAAGCTATAGAATTTGTAAAAGAAAAATTGTAGAGTTAAAGGTGAGAATATGTTAATACAAGAGAAAAGTTTTTATCCAAACGATATTTACCCCAAAATAGACTTTCTCAATATAAAAAGGCAGTTAAAATCAATATACAAGAATGATTTATCAGATTGTGGGAGCATATGTATAATAGAAAGAAAAGACTATTCTATGTCTGTAAACAGTCTAGGTGAAGTAATTATATATTATGATTCAAAGTTTAAGCAATGTGTTCAAGATGCAATAAGAGATATTGAATTAATGTTTAAAAGTCAAATTAGAAGTTTTTATTTGATAGATAGATTAGAAGGTAGCAACTAGTTAGTTGTTACCTCCTTTTTTACACCTCAATTAAAACAGTTTTTATAAAAGATAGTATTTTACAAATAAGTAAAATTGATAATTCAAGTTAAAGATATTTACTTACATTTTGCCTACACTTTATATACAATTTCTAGACTATTTTGTAATTCACATAATATATATTAAATGTAATATATATTATATGAAAATAACAAGGTATATAATTACATGTAAAAAATGTATTAAATTGATAATGATTATTATATACTGGTTAATTATTAATACAAAGGGTATTACAAATATAAAGGATATCAAAATTGTTCAGAAAAGAGTATAGTATGAGAAAATATTAAACTTTAATGAAAAAAGTAACATGTTTATATAATCATAAAAATAAAAATATATAGAGCAGATGTATAAAAACTTAGTATATATGAGAAAATATTAATAATATTTGTTGTTGGAATGTAAATATTAAAATGGTATAATTTAGGTAACAAATCTTAAATTATACTCTTGGAGGTATATTTATGGAAAGATTTGTTTACAAGGGGGAATTTAATATGAATAATTATTCAATTATGTTTGAAAATAAGTCTATTTTAGATTTAAAACAAACATGCTATTTAGATAGCTTATATAATTTATTTGAAGAAAAAATTCAGTATGTAACTAAAACTCTAAAAAATAACAATATAGAAGAGGATGAATGGGATATACAGTTTATAAAAGAAGATGCCTTGCAGTCAATTAAAAATATAGAAGAAGATTTTATTACTGATAAAACATTAGATTGGAGAATCAATTTATCAAAAATAATAAAGAAAGTATTAGATAAAAGCAAGGCTAACTTTAAAATAGCAGATGAAATGTATCATAATCCTATGAAGAAAAGTGAACAGTATTATGATTTATTAAGTAATATCTTTGATAATTTAGAAGAGCTTATATGTATAAAATATAAAGAATACGAAATTTCTAGAAATATCAGGTTTACTAATATTGGAAATTTAGTTAACAATGATAACTCATCAAATTATATAGACAATGAACATATTGAATTTGATTTTAACTTTAAGTTTGAAATAGAGGATTATGATAATGATGATTATGCATTGGCAGCTTAGATTTTGGAGGAAGATTAATGGAATTAGATAAAATGAAGTATAGAAAATTAGTTAATGATGTGGAACTAGTAAATGTGCTAATTAAAAATATTGAATTAAGCGATGTTATATTACATAAAGATGAAAATATCAAAAATGAAAGTATCAAATGTGATGTTAATATGAAATACGAGTGTGAAGAATTTAAAAAATTATCAGAAGTAGTAGAATTTTATCCTAAATTTAACTTAAGAATAGAATGTCAAGGAGAAGGTTTGGTAAATTTAAAATTTGAACTAAGGGCAATTTATAAATTTAATTCAATAGAGGATTATGAAGATGATTATATATTAATGTTTATAGAACGAAATGTTCCAGTTAATATATGGCCTTATGCAAGAGAGATAATAAGTTCCATCACAACTCGTATTGGATATCCTGCTCTAGTAATTTCTCCATATAAGGCATAATATGAGATTGAAATTTAAATCTAAAGAGAGTACTAGCAGGGAAAAACATCAGTCAGCAGAATCTCTAGCAAAGTTTATGTTAAACAATAAATCGTTCTTAGGTATAACACTGTCAATATTAGATGAATGGAAAAATAATATTGATAGTAGTAAAATTGAGGATATTGTAAAAAATAATTTTAGATTTGAGGAATCTATAATTAAAGATAAGAACTATAAAGAGTTTATAAAATTATTAAACTCATTTTATAACGGAACAGAAGATGAGTTAAACGGTAGAAGAGGAAGATTTTTAGAGTTGATTTGGGATGTTGTAGGAACATATAACGGAAAAGAATTTACACAAAAAATAGATGAGGCCATAGTGTTAGAAAATGAAGTGAAAATATCAGAAAAAGATATAGATATTGTCTATATAGGCGAAATTAAAGATAAAGGGATAGCAAATTTTATTGAAATGCACGAATGTAAAGCATCAGCAAACACAACACTAAGAACTCCATTAAAACCAAAACATAGAGGAAAACTAGAACTGATGCAATCAGTAATTGAAATATCAGAAACAGAAGAAATTAAATGTGATGGATTAATAATTACATTCAATGCTAACAAAAGAAGGCTTGAAAGAAAGCTAAAAAGCTATGGATTTGAATACTTTAAAATAATTCCTAGAGCAGAAATAGAGGAAAGAGTGTTTAATAAGTAATTTACACTAATTTATACAAATTAATAGATACTAAAAGTACTCTTTTTGTAAGAGTGCTATTTTTTTGAAATTTATTAACATATAAACTATCAAGAACCTTACTCGACACACTTTAAAATCGATTTAAATTCTTTTTCATACACAAAGTTATATGATATAATAAAAAAGTAAATATGTAACCCCAACACATCTTTACTAAGTCAAACATTATTATATAGAGCATTCTTCATTATGGAGAGTGCTTTTTTCATTTCTTTGAATAATCATGTTGATTATTTATAATATTTTCATTTAATTTATCTTTATCTATCAAATTTAATGCACAATTAATACAAATGTTAGTTTTCATATGACTTTTCTTATGAAAAGTAATATACTTATTATCATCTTTGTTTATTCCTTTATTACAGTAATCACATAATATAGTCTTAGTCATATTTTTATTCCTTTCATTTTATATTTTCCATAATTAAGTTTAACATATTTAGTATATACCTATGTATATATATTTAAAACAATGTTTTTTATTGCAATATAGAATATATTGTATAAATAAAAAATATGAAGAATAGATATTTGATAATTGTAAAATTATGTTATAATTAAAATGCAAGAATATATCTTGTAAGAAACTACAATCCAAGAGTGGAGCTTCATTTTCTACATTCCATCCCTTAAAAGGAAGGAGGTGGAGAAATGAGCGAATTTTTACTAGGAGTGTTAGCTAGTTTAACAGCTAGCTTTATTACATATATTATTTCCAGAAAAGTAAAAAGCCACTCTGGCAGGAGTGACTTTGAGCTTGATGTGAAAATCAAGCTTAATAAAAAACAACATTAATATTTAGTTAATGAAACTTCACTCTAGGCTAATAGATTGTAGTTTCTTTTTTTGTTTTTGATACGAATTTACATCTTTATTATATCGCATTTTGAGAAAAAATAAAACTATGAATATTAGAAATATATTTTATTTTATCTCTAAGTATATATATTATTAGCCACCTAAAAAACTTTCATAAAAACAAAAAGAACAATATCTTTTTGGCAACTGGCTGGCATAATTTATAAGAATTTTATAAATCTTAGTCCCTATAGCTTTGCGTCACTAATTTTCTCTAGTTTTGCCGATTTAGTTTTGTTATACAACTAAAATAATACAATAGAATTAGTTATTATTCAACAGGATAGTTTGAAAGTTAAATAATTTTATAGATATGAAAGTTATTTTTCTTCTAAGAAAACAAACTAAAACAGTAGAATATTTGGTAAAAATTACCTATAGTTTTTGTCCTAAAAAGCTCCTATTATTAATTTAAGTTAGACGAATTAAGGAAGTGACATAAATGGAGCGACAAGAGGTAGAAAGTAAATTACGCAGGGGCGAATTAATGTTGATGGAGTACATGTGAAGGGAAAAGTCTACTCTATCTAAAAAAGAAATAGAAGTAGCAATGAAAGAAAAGTATAAGTGGAGAAAAAGCACTACAGAGATTTTACTTGGAAGATTAGTAAAAATGAGAATATTAAAAAAGAAGAGAATTGGTTTTCAATTAAACTATGAAGTGTTAGTAACTAAAAAAGAATATTTAGATGTAATAAAAGAAGAAAAAGATGTAAGTAAATATGATAATTTTTTTACACAAGTATTTACAACTATACATAAAAAAGAAGAAAAGACAGAGAAACAAATAAAAGTATTTATAGAAAGTATGCAGAAACTAGGAAAAAAATAATTTTATATTTTTATATGTTAATAGAAAGAAGGGGATATTATGCTAAATAAAAAATTGCCAGATTCAGAGTTCAAGATTATGAAATACATATGGAATACTGGTTATAAAACTGTAATATCAAAAGATGTGGCAGATGAAATGGAAAAAATATATAAATGGAAACAAACTACAACACTAACACTTTTATTAAGGTTAACTAAAAGAGGTTTTTTAGCTTCTCAAAAAATAGGTAAACACACACATTATACAATATTAATAAAAGAAAAAGAATACTTAAAATCAGAAACTAAAAAACTATTTGGAGGTTTACATAATAATCCTTTATCACAGTTAATATCAAAATTACATGATAAAGAAGAGGTAAGTATTGATAAAATAGATGCGCTTGAAGAATGGTTAAGAAGTTTGCAAGAAGATGAAGAATAAGAATATGCCAAAAGGTAGCACTCAATAGTAGCTACCTTTTTGTGGATAAAGCTGGGGATAAACTGTGGAAAAGTTATATAAAAATTGTGGATAAAATGTTTTGCTGACATTTAACTGACATAAATATTAAAACTTGATTTTAAAGTATTGAAATTTCAATTATTAATCATATAAAAATAGAAAAGTTATTATTTTAATAAGGAATAATAAATATATTAATATCATTAATAATTGTTATAAATGTGAAATACTAACGATATCTAAACTAAATTATTATAAAATAGCTGACTGTAATTTAATTGATAAATCCTATTCTTCTAGACTTTGCCAGTTAAATTACAGTCAGTTTTATTATATAAAAAAATGCGTAATGGAACTATTATTTTATAGATTATATTTGAAAAGATGGATAAATTGTATATCTAAATCTATATATTATTTTATTATTTAATATATATTAAATAATAAAATAGTTAAATAATAAGATTAAGAATTTCTTAATAAATCCAGAAGATGCTTTCGATTATATAATATTTTATATTTTTATATTATTAATTATATGTGTTGCAATCGCTGCACCTACTTTTTCTGGTGAGTATCAGACACAATCAGATAGCATCCTTCGTTGTACGAAACATGGACATATTCGTCTAGCGTTTACTAAAATATTAGCTCTATTTTCTATATTTATAATAATGTTTGTTATATGTATTTCTATCCATTTGGCAATTTCTGATTTAGCTTTTGGTACTGAATGTTTGAAAACCTCATTTCAAATGTTGTTTTCTGTCATTAGTCTAGTAAATATAAATTTACTACAAGCACAGATTCTTATAGCTATTGGTGGTCTAATTTCAATACTTGCAATGGTTAGTTTAACATTATTTTTATCTGCAAAATGTAAGGATTCTCTTACTTCTATGCTGATTGCTTTTTCTATTTGCTTAATTCCTATGGGAATAGGTGTTAGTTGGATTGGATACCTATTACCACCAGGGGGAATTGGTTTTAAGATTAGTTTATTATATCAAATGACATCATTTAATTTCTTACACTTAGGAGGTATGAGTTTTTGGACACCACACATTATACTGTTTTTCTCAGTGATAGAAATACCTATTTTTATATTTTTGGCTATTCGTACCTATTGCAAACATCAAGTACCGTAA